AATAATATTCCTTCGCCCACCAATCTGACTATTGGTTAGGACTTCACCCATCTTTGCTAATTCTGCTGCTTTGGTCATCTATTCACCTTTTAATGCTTTCACTTCTGCTTCTAATATTTCTATTCTTGTCATAGCCTCTTGTAGTGCTTTGACTGCTTTCATATAAAGAACTGAGTAAGCTATACCTTTTACATTTTCTTTTACTTCTTTTACATCTCCTATAACTTTATCATCTGGAATAGTATCGCCCTTTTCATAAAGAGTTCCAAATTCAGATGAACTTGCTACATCTGCTTTACTAGGTGGATATTGTTTAATTAATTTAGGACTTATCTTTTCCATTTCTTGTGCTAATACACCTAATTGGGTTTTAGCTTTATCTTCACCATATTGTCTAACATCATCTTTAGCTTTATAATTTATAAATCTAATTGCTTTAATATCATCCCATTGACTATTTGCATCTGTAACATTTTGTTTTATTCTTTCATCAGATGCTTGTGAAAAAGTACCATCATGGTTTCTCATATCACCATCTGAATATATATGAGCTCTTTCTGCTGAACTATCTTCACACTTTATAAAGAAATTTGTATTATTATCAGGAGCAGCTTGTGAATAATCAAACATCATTCCTCTAGGGTCATCTGATGTATTTTCTAAAAAGAACATTATGTTACCTGATGAATGAGAATGAAACACATGAGCATTAGTAGAACTTAATCGTGAATGACTAGAAACATTAAGGTTGTTAGATGCTCTTAAACAACCAGTATTTCTAATTCTTAATTTTTCGCCACCATTTGTAAGAAATAAAAAATTATGGTCACCACTACCACTAAAATAATTATTACTACCATCATGGTATATTTGTAAGTCTGTGCCTGTACCAAGTCTTACTCTACCAGAATCATTTGGTATATCAATATTTCTGTTAAATAGTGCATCACCTGAAGCAGACATATCAAGTGTAAGGGCAGTTATAGCTGAACCACCATCATCACCTTTAAATCTTATGTCTTTGTCTTGAACCATAGAAATAAAATTTACATTACTGCTATCGCCTTGAATTTTTAAAAGGTTTCCATTACCTGCATTATTAAATAAAAATTCACCAGTACCACAATCAAGAGTAATATTTGCAGCACTATCTATTGTAAAACTTCCACTAGATAAATCTACTTCTGTTCCATCAATAGTTATGTCATCAACTTTTATACCAGCATTTGCTGTAAGAACACCTGAAACATTAAGAGTACCACCCATAGCGATATTACCATCAAACGTACCACCATCTGCTTTACTTACAGTGTCTGCTGCACTAAAAACATCAAAAACAATTATTTCTACAAGGTCATCAACTGAAGCTCCTTGAACTAAAACAATAGCTGTACCACTTGTAGATGTGTAATCGGCATCACCTAACTTTATACCATTTTGATATACATCAACAAAAGTGCTGTCTTTATAACTTAATGTTGCACCTTCTGATCCTGCACCACTAAAACTAGTCTGTCCTGCCGTAGCAGTATAAGTATGCTTTCTTCTAACTCCAAATTGTGGACTGACTCCTATATATGGCATTCGTTACTCCGTTGGTTTCTCAGGAAACTTAAAATCTTTATCACTCATTGACTTAAATGTCTTTGTTATATCTCTTAATTCTTGTCGGTACTTTTTCCAAGCATCACTCATTGTAACATCTGAACTGCCCATCCAATCTGTTTGAGCTAATAGACCATTTCTTTTTAATCTTAATGCGTTTAACATTTCATTAGGTGCATTATCTCTTAACTTTTTTACCTCAATACATTCTGCTTCAGACTTAGAAATTAAAGTTGTTTTTCCTGTTTGTGCATTAGTTCTTTGAGTTGGTGGAAAGGTATCACCATTGTAAGTTGCAACTTTTGTATCTTCATTTACCGAATAAGCCATTATTGATATGCTCCTAACATTTCTCCAGTTGCATTTTGTCTTAACCTATACCCATAGACAGAAAAGTTTACTGCACTCATATTATTACCTGAACTATTTTCTAATCTAAAACCAGTTAATTCTAAGGCACTATTGTTTTTGTAACCAAAATGTTGAAAACCTCTATCACCACTTTGGTCGTGATACCCTGCCATTCCGAGTATTTGATATGCGTGTTGTTTTCTATAAAAAGTCATATCAATAATGCTAGAACCAGTTGATGATTGATTAATATTTATTTTTGCATTTGAGCCATTTGCTTCAGCAGAATTTGCAGATGAAGAAGCATCATCATATGATATTCCTCTACCATAATAGCCTGATGCTAATTTTGTATCTGTGCCACTTAAAAAGAAAAATACAGTAAAAGATTCTCCTGCATGAGATGCACCAACCTCGCCAATCAATCTGTAAACTTGATGAGTGTTTGTAAAACAACCAGTTAACTCACAAGAATCTGTAGTGTTACCTGCTAAATATAAATTACCTATAAACTCAGGTATAAAACTTTGTCCAACAGATGAATCAGTAACACCAGTAATACCTAACGTACCACCTACAGTAGCATTACCACTTACAGTTGCACTATTTAATGTTCCTGTGCCATCTCCTATTACTTTTGTTAATGCCATCCGTTACTCCTTAACTTGGCTTTGTTGGAAACTTAAAATCTTTGTCCGACAAACTTTTAAATGTCTTAGTGATATCTCGCAAATCTTGACGATACGTTTTTTGTGCATCTGTTATTGTTAAATCTGATGCTCCCCACCAATCTGTTTCAAATAATAATTTATTTCTTTCTGCTCTTAAATTAGCTAATTCTATCTCTGCATCAGGTACTACGGCATCACGAGCTTTTTGTTCTTCGCTTGTTAAATCTCTGACTTCTAATTTATTTGTTGCAAAGTCATATATTGTCTTTTTTGCCATAATATTACCCTATAACTCATATGTAATGTTAACAGTACCAGCATCAAAAGTACCACCAGAAACACCTTGCACTCTTAATCTGTCTAAAGTTCCACCTAATGCAACATGACCACCACCAAAAACACTATTAGATGAATTATATCTAACAGCATGAGATGTAACGAAATTATTTGACCCCATATGGTTTATTGTTGCAATACCTGAAATAGTATTAGAGCCACCAGTTCCATAAACAATAATACCACTTGTGTCTTGAACCTGACTACTACCCCAAGAACTTGTAGAAACATAACCTGATGTTACTAATCCATCACTTTTTCCAAGTCGTATTAAAGCACTCGCATCAGAAGCAGATGCACTAAGTCCATTAAAATTTATTTGTATTCTTTTTATTCCTGATGGCAAACTTAAAAAATCAGCTTCATCTTGTCCACTCATAGAAACCCCACCACTATTAAGTAGTGTAATACCCCCAACACCAACAGGAGTTTGACTAAATGTTACAACTCCACTACTTGATATCGACATAGCATCTGCATCACCTACAGAACCTATCTGTCCATCATTAGCGATTGTTATGCCACCACTATGGACACTTCTGCCTGTAAACGTAGGTACACCTGTTACTCCAAGAGTTCCACCTACAGTAGCATTACTTGTAAAAGTTCCTGTGGTTGCACTCAAAGCACTTGTTGCAGGATGATCTACTGTAGCCACTGTTCTAAACAAATAATAAACAAATATATTATTACCAGAGTTATTTGATGGTGCAGCAGTAAATCTTAATGTAGTTCCACTAACTATTCCATAAGCAACAGTTGGTTCTTGTATAACACCATCTACAGATACAAGTATATCTTCAGGAGAACTTACTGAGTGATCTAGTGTAAAATCAACGGCAGAACCATTACCAGAAAACTGTGTTGCCGTTTTACTAGCTACAAATCTATTTCCTGCTGTGTTTCCTATATATGGCATTAGGCTGTTATCTCCATTATTGATATAGTTATATCTGATGCACCTGATGCAGTTAGTAAAATTTCGTCAGTATCTTCTAATACAACCTTATTACCAGCTAATAATTCAAGAGATGAACCTACAGGCACTGGTGCATTTTTAATCAAATGGACTGTAGCATTATTACCACTATTAGTTGAAGCATGTGTTCTACTAGCTGTGTTTGATACTAATTGAACTGATACTGTAACTTGACTTGTTGTTGTGTTGGCTACCATAATTCCTAAAACTATTGTTGCAACAATCGAACCACCTGCAACATATATTTGTTCTTCACTTGTTATCCCTGCTGCTGTAACAGTTTTAAATGTATTTGCCATATTATTATCCTAACGCTATTGCTAATGCTGTCGCCTCATCTGCTGCTGCTGTTGCTGTTGTTTTTGCATCTAATTGTGTTTGTATTGCAGAGCTTACTCCATCTAAATATCCAATCTCTGTAGAAGTAACGGCACTTACGGATACATCTCCACTGCCATCAGATACTAATGCTCTTGATGCTGTTAAGTCTGCCATCTTACTAAATGCTATTGCAGCACCAGACGCAACACTTGCATTAACCACGGCATTTGCAGCTAGTTCATCTGCTCCTACTGCATCGTCTGCTAACATTGCATTTTCTACTGCACCGTTAGCTATCGTAACTGCTCCATCATTTGCCATTGTTACATCGCCAGACAATGCTGCTGCTGTAAATCCAGTTCCGTCACCTATTAGTATTTGTGTGTCTGTAACTGCTTTCGCAGAAACAACACCAGAACTATTAGCATCTCTTACTAATACAGTATTTCCAGCTTGGTTTGCTATTTTTGCTAAAGTAACATTAGCATCTACAATAGAAGCTGTAACAACTGCACTTGATGCTAATTGATCTGCCCCAACGGCATCATCAGCTATTTGTGTAGCTGTTATTGCATCGTTTGCAATCATACCTGTTTCCACAGAAGTGTTTGCTATTGTCAACGCACCAGCATCACTTGCAGTTGCGTCACCTGACATAGCAGAGTAAATATATTTTTTAACTCGTGTTAAAGTAGATTTAACTTCTGTTCCACCTGCACCATCATCAACAATAATTAGATCTGCGTCTACTAAATCTGCTCCAATATCAGTTGCACCATCTATTTCTAAAGCACCAAGAGCAACTTTTCCTGCCGTAGTTATCTGATTTAGCTTACTATCTGCGATAGATCCAGCTAACATAGTATTAGTTACTGAACCTGTATCACCTGTTCCTACAAGTGTTCCAGTTGTAGTTGGAAAACTTATTAGAGCTTCAGTATGATTTATTTTATTAGATCCTAACGTAATCGCATAATTACCCATATAAGCATGAGAGGAACATTGATAATAAAGTATATTAGGGGTGTCTTCATTTACTGCTATTTGTAAATATGTGCTAGTTGTTGTTACACCTGTCGTATACGCTGTAGTCTTATCTGCGTCTAAGTAAAGTCTAAATGGATGGCTTGACATATTACCTGAACTAAGAGTAAACCTATAATAATATTCTGAATTAGATGTTACATTGTCAACACCATGTAATGTCAAAGCAGGTGATTCGATACCGTTTATAAAATAGGCACTGCTACTTCCATCTCCATAGTAAGGATGTGATGCTGTTTTAGTTCCTACTGTAACTGTAAATTCTATTGGTGCTGATGAACTTCCATATAAACCTGTGTGTGTCTTAGCAGAACTTAAATCTAAAGTAGAAGCTCCAACGTCACTTAAAAGAACTGATTTAGATGCTGGTATTGTACAAAAAATATTTTTTGTACCAGCACTAAAGTTAACTGCACTATCTGAGTTAGAAGAAGATAATATAGTGTCTCTAGATAATGTGTCTGGACTTGCGTCTGTTACAGTGCCTATACCAACTTCAAACTCTGCTACTCCAGGAAGGGTAATAGCATAATAAGTCGTATTAGAATTACCTATTCCTGCAACAAATGTTTCAAAACCTGTAACTGCACCAGCTAAATTAAATGTACCAGTGCCAGTAGATGTAGAGGTTTCTTTTACTCTGTCATTTATTACAAACGCCATTATTTTAACTCTATTGTTAAGTTGAGTGCATTGATTCTAAATATATCTCCCTCTGCTATCGTTTTTGAAGTATCTAATGCTCCTACAAACAATACGTTACCACCTGACCCTATTAAATCTAAAGATGTTCCTGAAGCAACTGTTGATATAAAAACATGTGTTATTACATCAGGAGTACCGTCTGTAGATGGATCATATTCTATATTATTAGTGTTTTTAATTGATTGAGTATCTGCCGTATCTGCTGTTAATGTCCAATCAGCATGAGGAACATTTTTTCTTGCGTAGCCAGAATACGTTGCTTCCGTTATCGCAGTTGAGGCAGAAGACTCACCTGTTGAACTACTGAAATCAGATACTGCTGTGGCTAGTCCAACATAAATACTGTTTCCAGGGGTGCTAAACGATGCTGCATTGTTTTTAAAAATTAAACTTAATAGTCTATTTTCTAAAAAGGAAGTTGCTGCGTTTGCTGTTGCCATTTTCTACTCCTATGTTCTTGGTCTCGATGGCAGACCAACTCTATAACCATCTGTGTTTTCTCTTGCTTCTCCAAGATCTTTTAGTCTATCTAAATATTGTGCATATAACCCATTATAGTTTTGTATTATATCAGGCTCACCTTTCATAAAAGTATAAGCCTCCACAAGTGCTCCATATAATAAAGCAAAAGACGCATTTGTACTAACCCAAGTTGTATTAGATCCAGAATCTACTAAACTAGTAGGTCTATAAAAATAGTGAAGTTCTATTGCATAATTACTATTTGGAGTTGGACCTAAAATAAAATTATTTTCATCAAACCTTGCAAAATATTTTGGTACACCTGTAGTTGAGGCTGAAACTACATACTCTCTTATGTAATTAACATCTTTTTGTAATAAAAAACTTTCTGATCCAGAAGTTGTTATTTGTAAAGAAAACGATGCTAAATAATCTGAAGGCACTGTAAGAAAGGCATCTGAAGCTGTTAAAGCACTTGTAACATTTTTTCTAAAATAATCGAGATCAACACTTTTTAATATTTTTTCTTCTGCTGCTTTTATAAAGTTATTTATTTGAGAAACGAAAACAGTTTCATTATTATCTGTATAATCTTGTATAGCTGTCGTTAATGTAGCTAATGTAAAACTCATTTATGCCCCCAACGTAACTGGACCAGCAGTTGCATTACGCCCACCACCATTTACACTTCCTATTAATGATGTACCACTACTTGCAGTAAAAGTATAGGTATTATCGTCAACTTTCGTTATACTATACCCCTCTGCTTTTTCTAAAACAGTTCTTGTAAATCCATCAAAACCAACTATGTTTCTAAATCGAACAGTATCGCTACTAGCCCTTCCATGGTTCTTTTCTACTACTGTAATTACAGCACTACCTGAACTACTAGATAAAAAAGGATTCAATCCTAATAAAATTTCAACACTGCTTTCTGTTTTTACATCAGGTCTATTTTCTCGTAAAGACTGTGGATCTATAACTGTTCTATGTGGGTCAAGTTGTTCATGCTTTTCTTCGTATTCAGAAATATGCACAACAGAACCATTCCACTCTTTTATTCTTTCTTTGTATGGAAAACGCATACCACTCCTATCCGATAAAAAGAAGGCATGTTTTCCTCTTGCAAAAGCCATTTAAATATATCTTTCGTATGGTAATAGTTTTAAACTTGTTCTATCTCTATCCTCAGTCGCAGCTCTATCAAACTCTTCATCATATATAGTTTTTAATATTTGCACCCTATCAGGAGCTTTCTTTATAGATAAATAATACGCTAATCCTGCAGCAAGACAAGGATAAAATCTAAAAGGTATATCTACTGTATTGGTAATAGCATCAGCATCTTCTATTCTTGTTAGTCTATCGTAGACTAAACTATATGTTGCATTTGGTGTTGGATATAATCTAATTTTCGGTACGACTTGTCTATCAATATAAAACTGAGTTGGTCTTGACTCAGTTAACTTGCTAGAAATATTTAAATAAGTATCTCTACCTATTCTTGTAATCGCTGTATCTGTTTGAGAGGCAGTTCCTGCATTTTCTCTTATTACAGCAGATAATACGTCTATTGTATCTGCTGCTAAAGTATATTCTGTAGTGCCGTCTGTAATAGTTGTAGTTGTTTGAGTAATAGTCCACCGATTTAAGCCACGATTCGCCCAATCTGCAAACATAAGGTTCAAAGATCTTTTTGCTGTTCTTAAATCATATCCTGTTCTAACTTCTAAACCACATCGCTCAAAAGCCTCTTCGATATAATCATCTACAGCAAGTTCAAAATCAGATGAACCAGAAGTTGCCATTACTTCTTACCCTTTTTATCCATGTAGCCACCCATAGCCATTTTTCCCATGTAGCCACCACCCATGTAGCCACCCATCATTTTCTTTTCGATCTCACCGTCCATATAGCCACCCATAGCCATTTCAGTAACATCTACAGATTTTCCTGGATTTAGTTCTTCAGCCGTAGGCATCATACTGCCACCCATTTTTCTACCTTTTACTTTTTGTATTGCCATATTTAGTGGGTTTTTATTCATTCCTGGCATTTTAAGCTCTCCTTTTTCTTTTTAGTGGTTTTACGTTTCTTGGTTTACCCTTACTTGGTTGTCCTAAAGCAACTTTCTGTCTAACCCTACTACGTTTTTCTGCAGATGTTAATTCTTTTGTTGTTTTAGGTGTCTTAGAACTAATTCTTTTACTTGGTCTACAATACGGTGTTCCTCTTTTTTCGCCCTTTTTTCTTCCACATTTTTTGCCTGAACGAACATCTTTCCAGTCTTCTTTAAACCATCTTTTTAGTGCTAACCCTGCTTTTGTTTTTCTTACAGCCATTATGCACGTTTCGTTTCTTTTCTTTTTTTATTCATAATAGCCCCACAACCTCTCGCTATATTTGGATTGCTAGATGGTCTTTTTGCTCCCATATAGCCACCAAGAACTTTCTTCTTTACCTTAGATTTATTACCATAATTTGCAGCACCAACTTTTCTACACTTAGCTATCGAACCACTAGCATAAGCAGAAGGAAATACTTTATACCGTGCTTTTACTTTTCTATAACAAGCGTCTTTAGGCATTATGCTTTTCCTTTCTTTACCTTTTTCTTCTTTTTAAGTTTTTTAAAATCTGCACCTGTAATCTTATCTCTAGGTGATGCTATTCTGGCTAGCTTCTTTTGTTTCGAAGAATATTTATTTAATGGCATTTTCTTTTTCCTTTTCTGAGGTGGTTTAGTTATCTGCTGTCGCATGGAAGATCTTGCCATAACCATTAGAATATTTTCTCTAATACTGCCACGCCAATAATAACGCCATATAAACCCCAAACTCTACCATCTAAAGATTTAAGTTTATCTTGAATCTCTGCGTATCTTTTATCACATTGAGCTTCATGTTTTTCTAAGAGTTTTAAAACGTCTGCTGCTTTCATTAACACTTCCACCTTCTTCTAGCTTGTCGTAAACGACTATTAGGGTTCTTTGCTGCTTTAGGAAACTTCTTCATCTGACCAGCACTTCTTGCACAAAAAGACTTTCTTCTCTTCGATGCTTTACTGCCTTTTTTTACTTTTCCAGTAACAGCCGTCTTTAATTTACTTCCAGGATTGGCTCGTCTATAGGCTTTAACCCCTTTAGTCGTCATTCCTGCTCCAGACTTAGTAGAACGGAAATTACCAGACTTAACTGAAGTCTTTATCGGTTTTTCTTTTCTTTTCTTCTTTTCAGCCATTAGGATAAAAATAAAGTTAACTTATTTCCTGTACCTGTAAAGCCATGAATGTAAGCCCCATTCTCTGCTAATATTCCTTGATCTGGAATATTCAAAGTATGTAATCCAGTAGGAAAACTTTGAAGCAATAATGTTGCTCCACCTGAGCCATCTTTAATTGTTAACACACCAGCAGAATTACCAAATATAACAACTTGTCTTATTCTAGAACGTGCTGAGCCTAAAACAGCAGCACTATCACCCTGATTAATGTTAAATGCCTTGGTGTCTGAACGACCTGCCATACTTATCTCCTTATAAAAGAGGGGGGTATGAAACCCCCTTAATTATGCTTCGTAGCCCATTAATTCGATGAACAACTTACCTGCTGTGTAATCTGCGTCTGTCGCAGCACCAGTTGTTAAGTATAAAAATTCATCTGCTGCAGGAACACCAGTAAAATAAACTTTACTTCCAGTTGTTGCATCTCCTGCATTAACTAACAATGTTTCCGTTAAATCAGCAATAGCACCGTCTTCTACTCCAGTTCCTTCTGTTGCAGAATGTACGTTAATGTCTGGGTCACCACCTGCTGGTGCTTCAAAACATTCCATACTACCTGTTAAGATTGTACCGTTTCTAGCAGCAGTTATTTGACCAATATGACAAACTAAAGCAGTTCCATTAACACCAATGATGTCAGCACCACCTGTTGATCTTAATCCAGTTAAATCAATTAGAATTCTTGTTGTAATTATACCACCAACTCTTTGAACGGAACTTCTGTAGATAGTTCCAGTGCCAGTTGTAATACCTGTTCCTGCTTCTACTGCCATTGTATTAGCATCCATAGATGCAAATCCAGCAGAAGTTATTGACATTTGAGTTGTTTCTACTCCAGTTGTTGCTGCAGTAGCAATAGATGAGTAACCACCTTCTGAACGTAAAGTTCCTTTAAAAGTTGTATTAGCCATTTTAATCTCCTATCTTGGCTTAGTCAATCACGGGATGTGATTGTTAGGGTTAAAATTAATATATAATAAAAAAGGGTGACTGACTAGTCACCCTTTTATTTTTATTTATGCTCCTGGACTTCCAAAGACACATCTTGGGTCTGAAAAACCGAAAGAGTATCTTTCTCTTGCCTTAAATCTCATATTTCCAGTATCGAAATCACCTTCCATCTGAGTTTTAATTGGTGCACGCTCAAAATGTTTAAAACCATTTGGAGCGTCAGTTTTGATAAAGAACGCATCTGTATCTGTTAAGAAATGGTTTACAACGTAACCTTGTGGTAACATTCCCATGTTCTTAACTGCGTTTACATCATTATCAGCAGTTCCTGGACGTAGAGCAGATTGTAATAATCTGTCAGCAATAAATTGCAAGCCTGAAGGAATAATTAACTTCATTCCTCTTAACGCAATTTTTAGCCCTCTTTCGTCAGTAAAGCTAGATATTGAAATTAACGCATCTTCTAAAGATGTTTCATTCAAATCTGCTGCAGCAACATTGTCCAACGTACCACCACTTGTTAGTGGGTGGTCTGCTGCACACAATGCTTTTCCGTCTCCACCTGCGGATGCACCACCTGTGAAAGCGTTATTAAGAATTGCTGCTGCTTTGACTTGTTTTGTATGAGCCATAGATCTTGCTAAAGCACGAGTGTACCTTGAACCAAGTCTGTCATAAAGGTTATCTTCGATAGCTTCTTCTGTAATAGAGAAAGCTAAAGCTATGGTCTCATGAGTGAAACGAGCAGTGAATGCTTCGTTTGCAGTATCAAAATTGACCGTACCACCTTCAGATTTTGTTGGTGCAGCACCGAACCCAGAAAGCATGACCTCTTCTTCAAATGCTCTATCTGAAGATTCTGTATCAAAAATTTCTGAATGCTCGTTTTCGTACCTACCATATTCCATACCGAACAATGCGTTCAATCCTGGTTCTAGCTCTTTAGCTAGTTGTGCACGTGAAATCGCCATTATTCATTCTCCCTTATACGCCAGTTGTAGAAACAGTACCAGCAGCAATAGAACCAGTCGGTGCATTGAAGTGGTTGTTTATACGAACAATTAATGGAATACCAGCAGCAGTAAAATCAGAATTTTCAGGGTCATCTTGGACACCCATAATTCTTAATGCTAAAGTGTTGGTGGTTGCTATAGTATTTAAATCTGCTGTTGCAGAGGAAATACCAGTAGTTGTAGAACCACTGTTTCCAGTTGCGAAAGCAATATTTGCAAATACTGCTGCACGAACCTCTGCTTCAGTATTTGCTGCAGATACTACGTTAGAAGTACATATAGTAAATAACTGATTAGGGTTATCGTACACGAAAGCCTTTACAGGGAAGTTACTGTCTGCCCCTGATCCTGGCCAATAGTTAGAGAATATTTTTTCTCCAGTTGTTGAAGAAACATATTCACAACCGTTAAAGACACCAGCGATACTGACGGTTCCACCTGCTGCTGCCTGTAGATCGTCAATAACTCCTGCTGCCAATGGGATAACTGCCATGCCCTGAAAAATAGGATTACTATTATCAGACGCAATACGATATTCAGTTACTCCAGAAGTATAGGGTGCTGCACCCAAAATGCCTATCGGTTTTAAACCGAAGGCTACGTTACTGTTTGCCATAATTCATATCTCCGAATTAAAGTTAAAATAAGATCCTTAAACTTTCGTTCTTGGACCACCAAAAGTTACTCGGCTATCCCCTTCTTTGCTTATAGGCATCAAAGGGTGCTGTTCTTTCATAAGATCATTATCTACGGCTGTCATCTGATCTGCAGTTTGACTTGCAAAATAAGCTGCACGGCTTTCAACAATCTCTTCTGGGATCTTGGCTAATAATAACCCACCAACTCCAATTACACCAGCATGCTTTCCGTCTTCAATAGTCGGTGCATGAAAGTCTGGATAATCCTCGGCACGAACAAATTCCCATCCTTCTCTTAATCTAGAAGCGACGTTTTTAGTATCGGATTGTCCTCGTACTTCGGCTCTTATCCATCTGAATTTATAGCCTTCAGGGGCTTGAGGTGTTTCTAAAGATGATGCTGGTTTCCAAGGTCTCTTGCGTTCTTGCGTTGAACGAGTTTCAGCAGCACGTGAGGTTCTATTCGTAACATTTTGTGACATTAAGTTGGCTCCTTCACATGTTTTGCGTATTCTTCGAGTGGTACTCCAAGTTTTTTAGCGATAGCCACTTGACTTTTGGTCAAGCGAATAGTATTGCGTCCATTTTTTACATTTCTATTTGCAGGTGCAACCGTCTGGACGTTTTTACGAGTTGTTCCTGTTTTGTTATCCTCAAATTTATGAGGAAATTCGTCTCTTATTCTTTTGTCTACCTCTGCATAATATTCATCAGACGTAGGATCAAAACCTTCTTCTTCGGTCAGTTTACGATGAATTGAGTAAACTGTAAAGGTCATTGCGTCGTTTTTTCCAAACCAATCGTTTCTACTAGCCCATTCTACGGCTTTAGGATCAGGGTCTTGAGCAGGTTTATTTTGCTCAAGTGGTTGTTCTGCAACGGTTTTTACGTCTTCCTTTTGTGTAGCGAGTTCTTCTTTTTTCTTTTTAACATTTTCTTCTTCTACACTTAATTTTGCAATAATTGATTGGGCTTCTGCCATTTGATCGGCATCGCCTTCCTCATAAGCTAGTTTATATGCTCTTTTTGCTTCGGCTAATTGACTAACAATTTTTCCTCCGTATTGTTCTTGGAGGTCTTCATTAGTTTTATTATATTTAGTAGAAAGACTTTCATTTTCTTCTTTAACTTTCTTTGCATAATCAAGGGCTGCTTTTTCTCTACGCTCAGCTTCTCTCATTTTCCAAGTTAAAGTATTAATTCTTTTCTTTACATCATCAGTATAAGAATCAAGTTCTTGGTCTTTAGATGTTTTTTCTTCTTCCTTTTTTACTTCTACTCCAGAATCAGTTTCAACTTCATCCTCTTCAATTTCAATATTGAGTTCAAGTTGTTCTGTTTTTTCTTCTTCTTTTAATTGGGTATTATTCATTTAAAACTCCTATACTACATGTAATATATCAGATGGGTGACCAATCGTTGCTAGTATTTCGTCATCATTTAATAAACGAGGTTCAGCACCGATTATTTTAAATTTAGATCCAGCGTATCGACCAAATAAAACCCAATCACCCTTTTTACACCAAGGACCATCAGGAAATTTATCTTTATCTTTATATGCGTCTGGACCAACACTGACTACATAGCCAACATTAGTTGCAACTCTGTTACGCTCAACTGTCTCATCTGAAAGAATTATGCCGTTCTTAGTTTCACTCGGCATTACATAAGGAAGTATTAAAATTCTCCATCCTGTCGGCTTTGGCAATCTTTCCAAAGCAGATAAACTTTCGTCCTGTTCTGGCAACCCAAACTTAGATGGGTCTAAAGGATTTAAGTCTGACGATACTGCAGATTTTTTTGCTGCAGTCGAGCGTGCCTGAGCTATATGATCAGGTACGAATAGTGTTTTAGTCATCGTCTAGCGTCTCCATATTTGTTTTTATTTTACTTAATGTTTGTTCCATAAATGCAAGAGCAGATACTTGCCCCATGAAATGTTGGTATTGACTCATATCGCCAACACCACTCGACATTAGCGTTTCGCTAATCTCTGCTCGTCGTTCTTGAATTACTTTTTGTAAATAAGTAACTATATCCATTAAGAAGAACCTTTAAATGATCCACCTCGTCCAGCCATTACAACACCCATATAGCCACCAAGAGATTTCGATTGTACTTTGTTTCTTCTTTCATTATACCTTTTCTTCATTGCCTTTTCGAATTTCATATCTTTTACCATGTCTGAATCGTCTCTTAAAATTTTATCTTGGTATGCTTTTGAAGTAAGTCTTTTTCGTTTTAGTCTTTCATTTTCTACTTTACTTATTGTTTTGAATTTGCCAAAAACGCTATCAGGCTCATCTAGCATTTTTTGCATCTGTTTGTCTGTCATATCTTCTATTAACTTTGCCCCAAACCTTTTTGCAAATCTTTTAAGAAGTGAAGAATCGCTTGCACGAACAATTTTCTTTTCTTTTGGTGCCATTTTATTCTCCCTAAAATATACCTTTAAATTTTAATCCTTTTATAGCCTTACGACCACCTCTTGACATATTCGTTGCTAGGACTTCGTCTCCTGTAAGACCTGCAAAATCCATATCGCCTTGAATATTCCCAGCCATAGAACCACCTCCAGCTTTACTTTTTACACCTTTGCCTTTTCCTTTTGGCTTAGTACCTAAAAGAGTTTGTAGGTCTAGTTCTAATATTTGAATTTTATCTGGATCAGTTTCGTCTTTTAACTCATCCATAATTTGTTTCATACGACTTGGCATATCTTATCCTTTCGAGGTTGCTAAAGTTACATTTGCTCGTAATGCTGCAATATCTTCTTCTGATTGTAGCTCTTTTTCTTTTAAAGTTGCGTCTTGTTGCATTTTTGCTATAGCAAGTTGTTGTTTTGCTTGGTCTGCTGCTGCTTTTCTTTGTACTTCGGATTGTTCTACTTGTATCTCTTGTTCTTTTAGTTTTACAATAGGATCAAACTGTCCTGTTCCTGCGATTTGCTGTGCCATCTGACTAATCTCCTGAGTTGCTTGAGCAGTTGCTTGAGCCAACATCGCTTCTTGTTCAGGTGGTAATACTTGACCAGCAGCAGGAAGTGGTTGACCGAGAGTTTGTTCAATTTGTTCTTTATATTTCAAAGCTAAATGTTCTTGCATATGTGCCATTAGACCTTGCATCGCCATTTGATTCTTTTGCATATTTGGATCTTGTAAAAACGCAGTATGGGTTGCTACATGAGCGTCGTGATTTTGTCCTTGAAACGCTTTAAGTGGTTTAGCCATAAGTGCATCCATATTTTCACTTGCAGGGTCTTTCGGTACTTGTTCAGCTTTAGGTGGTAATAACTGATCAATATTCTGAACCCCAAGTGCCGAATACATCCTACGATACGATTCATATAAGTCATGGATTTGTGGTGCTGCCTGTGCTAGTTGAAGTTGTGTTTGTGCCATAGTTATTCTTTGACTCATACTAAACATAGCTGGGTCACTTACTGGAACAACATCAACTCTATCATCAAAATCAGACGCTTTTATTGTTGCTTCTGCCCCAGCAGATTGATATGGGTACTCCGAAGGAGTTGAATTCTTTATAACTTCTGCTAATATTCGTAACTCTTGTCTTTGAGCAAAATGTAATCGTTTATGTATTGCAGAAAGTATCTTTGTACCTTGTTCTAGTAAAGCAACTGTTGTTCCAACTGGTGCTGCTTGATTTCCGTCGCCAACATTAAGATCCGAGACGGATGCAAAGCGTCTACCACTTTCAATGAGGACACCAAGCATTTGGAGGAGGGTAGCTGATGGCTCTTTGTAGGGGAGGGGCATAATCGCTTCACGAATCGATGATCCTGGAGCATCTACGTCTCGGAATTCTCCTGGTTGGAGAGGTTGGTCATCGTCTCGTACTCTTAGCCCACGTGATTTAAATCCTGCTGGTAAATTAGCTAATGTGCCTGCGTCAATTAGCTGTCTAAGAATAGAAGTTGCTGATTTAGTCAATCCTCCAATCATATGTATTAATCCGAAACCGTAGAAACCTAATCCAGGAGTGAACTTATAATGAGTAAAATATCTGATCTTCTGTTTTTTAGGATCATCCTCTCTATAGTTTCTTCGTATAGCTAATATATCCATTGTTTCTTCGTGTATAGTAACAATATAAGGAATAGCTATTCCTGTTGCTTCTCCGTCTTTATCTTCGTCTTCGTAACCTTCTAAATCTAAATCGACATGCATTTCTAATATGGTTACCATATCGCTTGTTTGAGAAGATCGCTTAAATCCTGTTATATCTTGAATCTTGCCTTTAGAGTCATTTTCATCCCCCTGTTCATCTTCAATTATCTCTATATCTTTATAAAAACCTGACACTTGAAGTTTTCTTAAATCGTTATAACTCATATTTATTACATGAGTAAAACGACCACAAGTTTGTAAATTACTTTCGGTATACGCTACAACTAAATCATCTGCAGGTACAAACTTACTTACAGGTCTATCTAATGTTTCATCGAAATATGTCTTTTTAAAAGTAGATCCTGACAACGGAAGGTAGTATAACATCTGATCTAATTCAGGATCAAATTCTTCCATTACATCAAGAACCATAAAGTTCATATAATCTTTTACCCTTTGAGCTTGGGCTTCGACTTCTTTACTCGTTTCACCGATGAGCCTCGTTTGGACTGGACCACTCGGGGGGAGGAGTTCTTTGTACGCTTGACTTTGGAATTGCGTCGCACTTTCTGCGAGGAGGGGGTGGTAGACACCTGACGCCCCCCTGAACGGTTCGCTTCTTTCGTCAGTGTTTGTTCCAAGGAGGTCAAGTCCTTCGGTGTAGCTTTCAAGCCACTCTGCCCTTGATTCGAGGTCGTCTTTGTAAGCAGCGAGCAGTTCGTTCGTAAGTTCTCCAAGCTGACTATCTTCCATATTTTCTGCCAAGTTTGCATTAAAATTGTCTTCAGACTCATTTTCTTCCTCCTCATAATTAACAACAGCACTACCATCGTCTAGTAGAACGGTGTTTGATGGGTCAAAAGTTACTTCCTCTTCAACAGGAGTCACTTCTATTTCTACAGTTTCTTCTTCTAAAATTGGAACTACTTTTTCAACTGCCATGATAAATCCTTAATAATAAACAAAACTTTTTGCTTCGTAACCTAGAGGTTCGTCTTCGTAATCTTTTGGATGTTTCAAAAAACCTCCCTGCCTAAATCGTAAAAGAGCCTGAGTAGTAGAATCAACCAAATCATCATGCTCACCATTAGGAAATTCCGTAAGTTCTTCCACCAATTCCTCTGCCCATCTCGTTTCTGGCACCCACACCATTCCCGATTCGAATAAGGGTGCGACAGCATTAGCCCTAACAATCTTATCTTGCCCCCTATTTGGAGAATAATTTTGTACAGGTATTCCCATCTTCCGTAATTCTTGCGTTAATGGTAATCCTGACGCTTTGGCTTCTATTATAACTACATCTGGATCCCAATGTATATAGTTTTCGTACGCAATTTCTTTTAATTCAGGAAAATCGTACCGATCTTTGATAGAATCAAGCAAAATTATGTTAGGTTCGCCCCCCTCATCCTTATAAAATACTCCCCAAGTCGTAATCGCACTATAATCTGCACGTTCTGACTTCAAAAAAGCAGTATCATAACTCTGAATTATATATTCAGCAACAGGAGGTTCGCTTTTTTCCCAAATATTTATCCATTCTTTCTTAATTATTGCACCTTCTCCACCTGTAGGCTCTTGCATCCACTGTGCAGCCCATTTTCCATGAGGTAAAGATGCTCTAATTCCTTCTAATTCTTCAATTTTCCAAAATTCTTCCCAAACTGGCTTACCAGAAGGCATAATTGCAGGAAATTCAATGAGTTCCCACTTATCTGCTTTTAAATCTGACATCTGGGCTTTCAATAATTGCCCTGTTAGATCCTTTTTTGACCATCTTGTCATCACAAGAATGATCGTTCCTCCAGGTTGAAGTCTCTGTCGTGGACCAGAAGTATACCATTCATAAGCCATATCCATAGCTGTTTCACTTAATGCGTCTTGTTCCGAATGGGGATCGTCAATTATTAAAATATCAGCACCTCTACCAGTAATTGCACCTCCGACACCCGAAGCAAAATACTCGCCACCCTCAGTTGTCTCCCATCGACCTGCAGCTTTTGAATCTGCTCGTAAAGAAACATCTGGAAATATTTCTTTATACTCTCTCGTATCAACTAAATCCCTGACTTTCCTACCAAACCTTACAGCCAGTTCGCCAGTATGTGTCGCTTGTATTATTTTTAAATCTGGTTTAATTCCTAATAACCAAGAGGGTAACATATAACTAGACATTTCTGATTTCGAATGTCGAGGAGCCATGTTTATTATAACTCGTCTTAATTCACCTCTAGCTATCTTATTGAATTGTTCGCACATAATCCTGTGATGTGCACCTTCGATAAAGGAACTCCACATCGTTCTAACAAAAGTTAAAAAATCTTTTCGACAGCCTTCTTGTTTTTCACGTCGTTGTAATTCATCAGTAATTAAATTTAATTCTAATAACTCGTCTCGTTTTAACGTAGTTAAATCTATATTGCCAATAAAGGATTGAACATCTTCTATCGAATTAAGATTCACTTTTCACCTCTAGCTTGTGCTGCAAGACTTGATGTTATATCATTTAATGAAAAATTTTCTATAGCCCCTACTATACTACCAAGTACACCTTCTCGATTGCCACCAATTACGTTTCCGATATCTTTTAGGGCTAATCCTTTACTAATTACTTGAGCTATCGGTTGTACAGGACTAGGAACAAGAGATAAAAGACTTGTTATTCCTTTGCCTATTTGCGTAGGAGTAAATGAAACACCCGTACTAGGACTTCTAGTAAAACTGGAACTTGGTCCTGGTCTTGGTAGTTCTTTCATAGAAACATCTCCAGGATTATATCCTTGGTTTCCTCCTATCGTCGGACTATAGCCTGCTATACCTGTAACATTACCTTGCATATCTACAGACATATTTGGACCCATTCCACCAAAAGGATCTAATCCAAAATCTGTTGGACCAATTCCCTCGTCTCCTGAAGTAGATGTCGCACCCATTCCTGCTGAAACAGATTGTTGGTCTGCAAGAGAATCTTCTAATCCCATATCCTCGGAAGGATTGTAAAAAGCTGGGATTCCAGCAATAGTCGGACTGCCTGTTCCACCAAGGTCTTTTAATAACTGGGCTTCTTGAGGATTTATATAAGCAAGCATATGTGGCTGTCCACCCATCGACATCTGCCTTGGTGCAGCGTTAGTCGGAATAGATGCTAATCCACCAATATTCATGCGTCATTCTCCATGGTTATTTCACATATATACTATTTTTAAAAAAATTAAAAGGGGGTTAGAAGGTTCCTGACTCTTTTTTTACTATAGTATGGGGTGGGGGTCAAAAATTGTCAATCCTAAAAAATGACTCGTATTATTCGAGGCAGTTGCACTTTAGTGCTAAAAAAGGTGGTCGCTTTTACTATTTTAGGGGTAGGGGTTTAGCTATAGCCGTTATAAATAGGGGGTATTAAAAACTTTTTAAGGTCTAGCCCGTAGGGCTAGGGTTAAGCCCGTAGGGCGGGATAGTTAACATGTTAACTAATGCGTACTAGTGTACTAGTACACGAATATTTTAGGGTAATAAAAAACCCCTAGCCGTTAGGCTAGGGGCTAGGGGCTAGGTAGCTAGGCGTTTAAGCCTTAACTAGGTAGGGGTTAGCCCCACCGTATGCTTTACCTTCAGCCATTAACCGTTGACGGTAGAAAGCCCATATACGGTCTTTAGATTGAGTACTACTAAAAGGGGTATTATCTAGCTCTTTTAGTATTTCAGCTTTACTAGCCGTACCCCCTAGATTATCTAGGGCTAGTAATAGGCAATGGGCTTGTGGGGGTAAAGGGTTATTAGTTAGTACGTCTAATACGTTAGGGGCTAGGCTAACTTTTATATTAGCTGAGCTACCTTTACTAGGGGCAGGTATACCCATACGGTTAACCGTATTAGGGTTAGTAGTAGGTGTATCTGCTTTACCGTTATTAGTAGGTACGGCTACCTTTGATTTAGTATTTGTCATTTTATTGACCTTTCTTACTTTCTAATTATAGGGGCTAGACCACCTAGCCCCCTTACTAATTATATTAAGCATTTTTTTACTATAGTAAAGTAAAAAAAGTAAAATAATTAAAAAAAGTTAAATTATTTAATTAACTTGTTAACTATCTATTTTCGCTATTTCCTGCCGTAGAGTCAGTCAGTCAGACAATACACCGAGCAAAAATACAGGCGAGTGTGTATACACTCACCTATAGGGAACATTATTATGATGATGAAGTACCATGAAGGAAGGGGAAGAGTAGAACCATGATGACTACTAACAGACCAATCAAACCTATTCCGAGGAACAGCACATGAGTAACAGGGTCATTCCAACCCTGTTCAATAATTGGAATAACTGCAAAGTGCAAGCCACACCAAACGAGGAAGAGACCACTAATACCGAGCAGTTCTAATACGAATTTTATCATACCTCCACCCATAACAACAACTCAATGAGAAGAGCTTTTTCAGCCTCATCGTAATCATCGGAAGAAGCTATATAATAAGATTTAGTAATAGGACCACCATCATCATCCATATTAGTAATATGAAGCATACAATCATAGTGACCAGGAAGGGATTGCCAAGGGGAACGGATTATAGTTATATTACAGTTTTGACCAACGTCAGCCCACATGCAAGTTGGAACACCAGACCCACACGTATCATAACTAGGAGTATATTCATAAACGATATTAAGATTAGAATCAGACCACGCATTAAATATATTTTTTACCAATTTATTGAAATAAGCCATTTACTTTACCTTTACTAAGTTAATTTATAACTAACTATAGCCTAGGAAATTTAAAAAGAATACTGAGTCAAAACTGTTTGTTATGTATACAATACTTGACGAGTCAGTCAGTCAATCACAGAGTACATACAGTTCAGTCATTCATAAATAAAAGTAAAGTTCAAAAGTATATGTGAGTGGCTATGATGATGAAAGGTATGATGACGAGTCAGTCAAGCAATACGATGATGAAAAAGAAACCAGCCGAAGCTGGTTTCAAAGAGAGGTTAGTCAAGCTTGATATATTCAGCTTCGACGAGCATCTTACGATAGAAATCATAGATACGCTTTGGAGTTTGGACAGTCGCAAGACCATTAGCGATAAGGTTATCAACTACATCTTTTTGAGTAGCAGAACCACCAAGAGCCTCGAGCGTATTCAGGATAATCATAGCCTGACCAGCAATCTTACGATTTTCAATAGTCTTGGTTAATAATGTTACTTTGCGAATATCGAAGCCTGACTTAGCTGGACGAGGTATACCAGAGTTTCCAACTGGTGATACTACTGCTAACTTTGGAGCTTCTACTTTTTCAACTGACTTGGAAGCGTTGACCTTCTTTTGAGTTTTTGCCATTTTACTGGACCTTTCTACTTTCTGTATAAACGCTTAATTACGATTATCATTATATAGTATAGTACAATATTACGAAAGTAAAGTACAAACTAAATGTTTTTTATGTATACAAAATCGCTATTTCCTTGAGTCAATCAATCAGACAGTCAGTCGGTCAGTCAAGCAAAACTGTTCTAATATCGCTTTCCAATCATACGGTTGGCTATAGTGATGAACAGAGAGTGATGAATCCAGGCTCTTGTTTCTGAGGTTGACTGATTGATTGCCTGATACCATCCAAAGTTTGCGTGATGATGGGTCGCTTGCAAATATCCAACTTACTCCCCCTGATGAAGCACGTCTCATGTGCCATGCACATTGCTGTGGGGATAGCTTGGCTGATTGAATGACTCCTATCTTGAGTTCAATCCAAAACTCTGACCCTTGCCAACAGCCATTGACGTCAGGAACACCAGTTGATAATGCTCCAGTCTCAACTCTTTGCCAATGAACCCTCGGTAAGTTTTTCTTCATTGCTTGATATAATGTCTTCTCTGTCTGGTACATGGTTCACTACTTTCATGTTGCTGCCATCAACTAATTGTTGTATCCTGGATATCAGGTCTTCGGAACTCATTGTTTCAACCTTTGAGACCATGACCTCTTTGCGATCAATATAAAGCCCTGCGACCTTGCCACGATTAACCTCGGCTGAGATGGCTGCAGCAATTTGCCCTGTATCCTTGGCTTCGTCACGCAAATGGGATAATTCTGTTAGATGCGAGTCAACCGAAACATCTGCTCGTTCTCTCTGCTTATCCAAAAGTTCTATAATGAAGTTTGCTATAAGTGGGTTTGTCCTCAACATTGCAGAACCTTGAACTTTTGAGCCAATCATGCTTTTCGTAAAGCCTGACTTTCGTGCTGCTGCAGCAGCAGACATTCCTTCAACATACAATCTACAGAACTTTTTGTGCTTTGGAAGTAGTGGACGATGTCTCTTACCATCGGGAGCAATCCAGTAATTGCCACACTCACTAGGCAAAAGTGGAGTATACTCAAGATCTTTCATACAATTCTCCTTTTCTTACTTTCACATGAAGCATAACACCAAATCTAACCCTACGCAATAACAATATACAGTGAGTTTTATTTACAAAAATGAAAAATGATTCTCCCGACCCTTTATCTATCATTACATATATGATATTGTAAAAACAAATATCATAACCATGATTCAAGGTCTACAGAGCATTACAGAAGATATTATGAGATTATGACATTATGACGGCACTTTACTTCATTCAGACAAGCAAAGTGTTTAAAAAGAACATTGGGGCATTTCGCCCCAATATATAGATAGTTAGTCGAAACAGGAAAAGCTAGAAAAGAAGGATTGACGAATCTCTTCATCTTCTACAAGAACCCAAGGATTATCAGTAAACCATAAGAGATCACCAGTTCTAAGATTAAGGGCGAATGGTTCATAGGCTTCAGGGAAGGAATGGAATTCATCGCTATATGAACCAGAACCCATTTCGATAGTAGACGAACCCATCATATCAAGACGAGGGAATGTCCTGATAAAGATATTAGTCATTCCCTCACGGTGTGCATAAAGTGCATACATTATATATTTTCCTCACTCATTAGTTGTTTTACAAGTTCTTCATCATCCTCGTCATCACAATCTTCTGGGTGACGAATACGAGAATGAGGGGCTTCTTTTCGCAAAGGATTACCAAACTCATCATATTTACCCCAAAATGGATTAACGTGCCAAACATCGTTACCTGTACTGATGTAAGGTCTATCAGGATTTTGGGAGCCGATTTCTCTAGCCTCGGCTCGATCCCAATCTTGACGTGATGCGTAAATAAAATCACGCTCTTCTTGTTCTTGAATATTCATTACTTGACCTCCTTCACACAAAATGTATATTTCGCAGAATCGTATTTTGCAAGAGCCTCTGACCATCTATCGCAGGCAATCGCAGCTTTCTTAAAGTTATCGAAGATTGTAGAAAACTCTACTTCTCTAGCTTCTGGCTTTGCTGGAATAAAAACGCAAACCTTGAAGTATTCGCTAGTTATTGTTGCTGGGTCTATGAACTCAACACTTTTTACTGTTAATTTTGTCATTTCTTTCTACCTTTCTAAAATTTAACGTAAGTATAGTATATAAAGGGAAAAAGGCGATTTATACTACAAAATACTGTTTTTTATGCCTTGGTTGACTGACTCTATTGTTCTTGTAACACGAAGCGAGTCTGTCAAACAATACAGCCATGCAAAGAAAAACCCCACGGCAAAAAGCCATGGGGTGAAAGTAAGAAAGATATGATGATGAAGGACTCTTAGGTCGCCACCAGAATGAAGATGTCCAGTAGAAACTGGACATACTCCATAAACGAATGATCGTTAAGCATTTGCATACTCGATAGCTTTGTCTAATGCTTTGGCTTTCCTGTTAGCCCCTGCACCGAACCATGATGAATGAAGTGCGTTCCCGACAGCAGTTGCTCTTCGCTGGTGGTCTTCGAGATACGTCACTCCATTCAATGCACCCCACCATGTACCTTTGGCAGATTTCATTGTTGCTCCTGGACTTAGGTCGATGTTTTGAAGAACTTGAGTAGCAGTAGCATTGAACTTCTCCTGCATAACGAACTCTTCGTCGGTAATCGCTTTGGCTTTGTCCACGAGTATTTGTGGTTGATAAAGTTCTGCGATGTAGTTGAGTACGGACTCTTGCTTGAACTGACGTGAAGCGAGGAAGTCGGCTTTTTCTTTGAAGTCGGATATTGCTTGACTACTAAGACCAAGTGCTTCTTCTGCTGCTGCACGAACATCAGCATCGAACTCTTTGACGTGTGGCATACGAAGTGCAGTGCCTTCGCCTTGTAATGCCATAGTAAGAGTATTGTTGCAGACAACTCGGATTGGTGTAAACTTGATCGTCATTGCTTTACCTGCAGCATGAGGTTGGTTGATGAGAAGATAACCTTTGACCTCGTCGCCACCTGCTAACTCGAAGTCGTCGGCAAGTTTGGCTAAACCCCAGATTTCTTTACCGTCTCGTAAAGATCCAGCAGTCTCCATTTTCATGTGACCTGCTTGGGTAAACTTCACAAAGAAGTCGAAGATGTCTTTGTTTTGGATAGGAACGTAAGTGTTACCACATTGGGATAAAACTGAGTTATCGCTATCTCTTACGATAAAGTGATGACCTTCGGCTTGTATTAAGCCACACTGTTCAGACCACTCTGGTTCGTTGATAGTGTATGCTGGTCGCTTACTTACTGTCCAATCAAGCTGTGCAGCTTTTTGCATTTGGATTGGAGTTAGATCGTCTGATACTTCTGTACCTAGACCGTGCCAAGGCTTTGCATTTGCCCAAGCCATTGTTTCTACGTTATGAGACATAATTCTTCCTTTCTGTCTGTAGGTTAATATTTAAGTTAGATATAGTATATAAGGCAATAAATATCATTACTAGTACAAAGTATTGCCTTATATTTTGTTTTTTATGCCCTATCTTTATTGAAATGATAAAGAAGTTTTTGACACTCTAAACATTGTGTTTTGTATGCTTGGGGAATGATACTTGCATAATTATTACCCAGCATTGGTTTACCACATAAAGTTGTTTGTTTCAACTGCGGCTTATTCAGGCAAATATGTTGTTGCCCTAGTTTCTTAGTCCACTCATAAGATCCTTTTGGTGCATTGACCGTAAGGTTATGGTAGACACTAATGTTTCGTAACTTTGCCATCATTATCCTCCAAATCCTCTACTATTTGAGTATGGTGTAGATCGATACTAACACCACCATTATGAATTTTTTGTAGGCGAGCCAGTTCTGGCACAACATCGCTGACGGAATCGTGCCAAAACTCGATTTCTCCATCAGGATATGTTATCTTCCACGTATGCTTCATTTATATTTCCCTTCGATATCTGAAAAAGTTCCATGTTTCATCTTTATGGTGAATGACATAAGTATATAAGATATCACCCTTTTCCCAATACTCTGTAGAACCATCTCCAAGGTCTCTTGATCCATCAGCTTCTTCTTTATGTAAAAACTGATAAACCTCAAAACGATTACCTCCATACATTGGAGCGTTCATAAGTCCAGCAGATGCTTCTTCTGACATGTCTTCACCGTCTGGAAAAATTTCTTTAGGATGTTCAGGGTGTGCCCAATCTTCAGGATCCCAATATTCCATATATCCGAACCCATGACCTTCTTCAAGTTGTTTCCAAGCCATCGCTACCCTCCCTTTGTATTGATGCTGACTAACTCGTCATAGTTTGATATTACTACATAATTTGACTTATGCAAAGGAACTATTGTATGCACAACTTGACGTGCATCTTTTTCCCCACACTTTAGACAAACTTTGTAACCTAGACGAAGCCGAGGTAGAGAAACCTCAGCTTCGTTACATAACCTACAAATACTCATCTTTCTTTTAAGTATTCTTTAATTAAGTGGTTTACCACATTTTGTAAACTGAGGTCTAAACCTGTTTCACTAACTAAGATATCTTGAATATCTCGTAAGTCTTTAATCGTTTCTTTGTTCGTAATCTGAACTAACTCACGATCTTTTTGTTTCTTTATGTAAGTCGACATACTGTACCTTTCTTTAATTTAACTTTACTAAAGTATAAGGTACAAAAAGGGGCAATAAAATTACAAACTACTGTTTTTAATCGCTAAATCTGTAAGATAACATGTCTTCCATGTGTTCTACATTAACTGAATAAAAGTTATCGTTTCGCTGATATGCTGGTAAAAACTCTATTCTCTTTTGAGCTTCTTCTTCTGTTTTGAATGAACCAACGTATGATGAACCACCATTTCCTCTGTTAGTTATCCTGATTCGATAATATGATGAAAGGTCAAGTTTCATTTTGATCCTCCTCTTTTGTTTTAGTTATTGGGTCATAGATAATTCTATATGTCCACTCTTTTTGAGGCATCTCATGACTATATCCGTTGAAATAGCCAAATCGCCAACGATACTCTGCGAATGTATCTCTCTTACTTAACTGCGTATAAAATAAACAAGCCCTTGCTTCATTTATATCTTCTTGTTGGTCTGGGTGCATCATTGCACTATTTATAGTTACCAACTTTGTAGATGGGTATGCTCTTACTAAATCCCATTCCTCATCTTGAGGGCTATATATTTCTACAAGCCATGCGTTTTTTACAGATTCTTCCATTTCATTTTCCTTTCTTCTTGGTAAGTAAACGTCTACATGTGAACCACATTTTGGACAGCTAAGATTAGTAGCCATAGAAAACTCTTCATAATCTTCTTCGTTTAGGTCGCAATCGCCACCCCAGATTAGATCCGATCCACAATGCCAACATTTCATTTAAGTTCTCTCCTTCTATATCGAAAACCGTCTCGTGCTGATCCTACTTTATGCTTATAGCTAGACGTAGGCATCATTACTTCCGAAAGATTACTTCCTCCACTTTCAATTATTGTTGGCTTTCTTAAAACCTTACCATTATCGATTTCTTTTAAAGCCCTTGGGTCATCTTCGAATCGTCCTTCGTAAGCTGATGCAGGGGGAGGGTTCTTTTGCATTTCTAAAAACATCTGCCGTAACTCACTGTGCCCACTGACTTTATTGCCTCGACAAGAAGCACATAGTGCTGGCTTCGTTCTTTTATGGTTTACTTTCTTTAGTTTTTCTCCACATTCAGAGCAGTGAGAAAATCTATCCATTCACTTCCTCCTTTATAAAAGAACCATCAACCATTTTACCTTTACGACTTTTGATTTCATCGTATGCTTTCTTCATACATTCGTATAAAGATAAATCGTTTCGCATAGCTATATTAATAAGGACAACAATCATATCGCCAATCGAATCACGGAGATTGTCTCGTGATACAGGGTAGCCGTTTTCGTTGAGCCACTTTTCTGTTACTTTTGGGGTACGGATAATAGACCTAGATAGTTCGCCAAACTCTTCAACTAGCTTTACAATCTGATCTTTATCTGAACTGCCTTCGATTAGGTTAAGACCTGTATGCCACTTTTGTATAGCATCTACAATTCCACCGTACCCTTGAATAGCACTTTCTTCATCGCCATCTTGATATAGGACTGTTGCACCACGGTCTATTTGTTCGTCGTAGACATTAACAGTCTCACCACCATTTAAGGCAATCCCATCTTCCCAAACTACTTCTTCAGCACTGTGTTCAGAACAACCCTCATCTACATCTACAAGATATTCAAAGTCACAGGTTGCATAAGTCTTTACAATATATTTAGGCATCACTTTCCTCCACAGATACAATTTCATGGCTTATTGAAGAAGCACCTTCAAAGTCTCCTATACCCCAATTATCTCTAGCTTCTTTTTCGTTTGAAGCCACTATTGACCACTCTTGTGACTCAAGGTGGCTTACGATTACTTTGTATTTAGGCATCACTTTCCTCCGTTTCATCTGTTTGTTCATTTACTTCTTCTTGTATTGCGTCTAAATAATAATCTAAACTTTTATTATAAGGATATGGACCATAAGTATCTAGATCTTCTTTAGTGCCATCACTCCAATGTATTATTATATCGTAACCAGTGATTTCTTTAGGTTTAGGCATTATCCTTCCCTCCCATCTCTTGAATATGGATCCTGTATTACCTCCTGCTCCAATAGTTCTTGGAATTGTCCAATAGAACCATCTGTGAGTGTATTAACTAGCTTTAACTCAAACTGATGTATGGTTCCATCAGCAAGGTATACTTCTAAATGGTTGCCGTCGATAATACTAGTTTGGAAGCCATGCTCTAACTTTCTTGGCTCATTTGACTCAATTCCTGAAAAGGTCATCTTATCCGACTGGTCTATAGCTGACCAGTCGTAAGACACTAACTGTTCTAAAGCATTGCTAACGATACGATAAGATCGCCCCAATGACTTTTTATATACTAATTCTAAAGACATTTAACCCTCCACTGTTGAAAATAAAGTTTTTTCTTCGACAGAGGCTGCATTTTGATAATAACATACAGCATGTTTAAGATCATTCGTTCGACCTGAATATTCTGGGGAATACATTCTAGTATCACTGTCTTTTTCATGGATAACATACAATGTTTCGTATTTTACCCACCATGCGTAAACGTCTCTGATATCAAAGTCTAGTTCCCAACAGGAATGGACTTCGTACTTGGCTTCGAATTCATAAAGATCTGACATATTCTTCCTTTCTATAGTTGAAGGGCGAGAGGTCGGTATGCAAGTGTTTTGCCTCTCATTAAGCTATCCGTTGTACTCAACCTAGTAGCACCCAATATAATTATATTATAGTAAAATAATAATTACAATAAAACTAGAAAATAATCTTTTTACTGGCTTTTTTGAACTAACTCATAATCATGTACGATCTTGCCTAATTCAGCATTGCCAACCTTTTGTTCTCCAATCCAGATACGTTTTATTAAATTACCTTTTCTATCATGAACTCGTCTCCAATGTCCTCGTCTCCAGTGTTCACGTTTAGGTGACCCTTGACCAGTAAACATTTTATTGTATACTCTTTTCCCTCTTGGTTTCGGTAAATTTATTTGTACAACTTTATATTCGTTTCTTGGAACAGATCGACTCAAATAAATATGAGAAATCTTTTTTGGAGGAATTACCGTCTCTGTAGAAACTAAGTCATAATTTAACATATTAAGTAACGAGATAAGAAACCGAGGATCTCCACCCAACCTACTTAAATCTGCAGCATGTCGTAGACTTTCTTTTTCTTGTACAGGTTTTAAGAAATCTTGTGCAGATCGAACCCAGTGAGTAGAACATGTTTGTACTGGAATGAGATTTCTAAAAATACGGTCTATATAAGGATCGCCCTTATACATTTCGCTATATGTCGCTCCTAACATAATAGCACCATTCGAATTACAGTTATGGTAAAAAACTTCTTCTGTCATGTTTACAGGTGAAAAATTATTTTGTTTATTCCAAGTATTTACAAAAGACGCATAATCGTAATCACACTCGTAATTCATATTGAACCCCATTTCAGGACAATAAAATCTTTTATCTTCCATTTGAAAGAAACAAGTATATAATATTGTTTCTCCCTCTCTATAGGCATAATTTCTTAAATCTTCTCGTTCATTAGTTAGTTTCTTAATATGATAACCTATTCGATCTGGTATACCGTCATCGATTAAAGGTTCAACTTCTTTCGTTGCACCTTTTTCTTTACAAAGTTTTACTAACTCTTTTCGATTTTTCTTTACTCGTTCCTTTTCGTTCCACTCAACCCACATATTATTGAACGGTGGTCTTGTATTATGTAAACCGTCTAGTAAATACTTCGGCTTTACATAACTTGCTCTTATCGCATGGTCTAAAAGGTTATCGGTAATCAAGAACTTTTGAGATTGAACCATATCTATTTGTACGTTTTTACTCATGGCAGTAGCATACTTACCAGAAACAAAGTTTGCTATGCCACGAGTAGGGTTTGATAACGCAGATATTAGTTCACTTGCTAATAAAGGTTTATCAGTCCAGTCCATTGTACCACCTATAACTACTTGTCATATCTGCAACAAGAGGCTGGACTTCTTTAAAAGTCTTTTCAGAAATTTCTTTAAACCCAGCATTTCGCCATTGGTACTGGTAATCATCTTTTGAGTACCACCCGTTATCTTCATTATACTCATGAGAACGTGTTTCCCCATCCTCATCTTCTTCTCCACCATACCAAAATCTACATTGGTTTTCCATAAAGTCTTGAGCAGCACAGTCACGCTCCTCTTTATCGTCGCCAAATAAGTTAGGTTGGTGTGGTTGAGGTGCAGACCAAATGATAGTGCAGTCGAAGTTATGTTCTCCAGTTCTTTCTTGTATCTGACCAATATAATAAAACAACTTAGCCATCGTCTTCTTCCTGTGCACGCTCTACTTTATCTCGCATGAGACCTTTATACATAGGAAAGACATGATCTAGAAGTAAATTCATATCATGTATATTCGATACTTCTTTATGGACACCGTCAACCGACTCTAGTTTTTCTATAGCTAAACATAAAGCCTGACTAAGTATATACTGTCCTCGAGTAGAGGAAAGAAACTCCATCGCAAGTTTCTTCTTCTGATCTTTATCCATCCACTGACGTCGTTCTTGCATTTCTATATTAGACATCGCTTACTGCCTCCAGTTGTTTAAAAGTTGTTACTCTTTCTGTTAAGGTTTCTACACGAACAGCTTCCTGTATTTTTTGTTTTGTCCACTGAACACGATCCATATGCTGTTTATATCCCTCTATCGAAATATGCATACCTCTAAGAAGAACAGCCACCATCTCTCTTTTTTGGTGTGGATCCTCTTTTAGTATTGAAGCATATTTCTTAGATAAGCCTCGGATTCGTTCACGGTATCTTAGCACTTGCTCTTTCTCAGCTTGTGCATTTTTAGCTGAGGCAACTAACATCTTCATCAAATTATTGAAGTGTTCCCTGTCGTGATTTCTATCTAACATATTCATCCTTTCTAAGTTAGTTGGTTACTGAGTAATATCACTCTCCTCTTGAAGTAATCCATTTGCGATTAGATACTCCTTATAGTAGTCATATACTTCTTCTGCTGAGCCTTCTATCTCGAGACCTTGATTTATCATGCATGATGCTAGTAAATCCATCTCAGGACAGTTGCTATTGCGTAAGGCTTTCCATAATACTGCAGCCATAACTACAGGTATTTCGACTTTTTTAGGTATTGGTTGTGACATTTTTACTCCTATAAAATATTATTATATTACGCAATAATAAGGAATAAAATACGAAAAGCCTGTTTTTACTCGCTATACTGCCTGCTTTGTGTAATCTGACTCTGCACCCCTCGTCCAACCCCTTACAGACTCTGCGTGCTTTATTGCTTTTTCTGCGTCTTTTGCTTCACCCCAGTTTGGACCAAGATCAACGTCTACTTTTACAGGAACAGATAGTTCTACACAGTGTTCCATAATTTCTTTTATACGAACAGCTTGCTCATGCGATTCTATAGAAAAATCTAATTCGTCATGTACTTGGATATGGGGGATGATGCCCTCTGCATATAATAACTGCATAGCTTTCTTTGTCATATCTGCAGCACTACCTTGTATAAGTCTGTTCATAGCTTTATGAGTAAAGGCTCTTTTAATAGCATTACCGTGTTCAGCATAGGCAGTCTTATGATCCATAATTTTTCGTGTACCAAACTGTGATGGTTCCCATTTATCGAACCGACAACGTCTACCAAGTAATGTTCTTATACTGCCTTGATCAGATGCTCGTCTTATTGCACGCTCACTTAACGCTTTTACAAAAGGTACTCGTTCATGATATCGACCAAATAATTCTTTTCCTTCGTCTAAGGTTAGCCCTAGACTATCAGACAGCTTTTTTACACCCATAGAGTAAAACAAACCAAGGTTGATGTTTTTTGCTTGCTTTCTTTTTATGCCTGCCATATCGGCTACGACTTGATGGAAGTCTGCATCACCGTCTCTAAATGCATCTCCTGCATCTTTTGCACCTCTTAACTGCATCATCTCTGCGTAATGAACAACTAATCTTGGTTCTTGCTGAGAATAATCGAATGCTCCCCACTCGCAGTTGTCTTCAGGGATGAAGAGGGATCTTATTGCTGCACCAATCTCAGGATCTCTTGCAGGTACTTGTTGGAGGTTTGGGTTACTGTAACTAAATCGTCCAGTAACCGTTCCCCCATCATCAGAACGTAGTGGATGAAGTTCTGCATGAATACGACCATTTTGTTGATTACTCATAAGCATACCGTCAATAAAAGTTGTCCTAGCTTTATTCATCTTTCGTGCTTTTACGATTAGCTGTGGGAACTCATGTTCATGGGCTTCAAGCCACGATTGCTGGAATGACGGTGATCCTTTTTCGGTATAGTTAAATGATAAGTTGAGTTTTTTGAATGCTTTTTCTATGGAAGCATTAGCCCATATTTCTACTTCTTCGCCTACGAGTTGCTTTATGCGATGAAGAGACTCCATCTCTTTTGCTTGAAACTGTTTAGATAGTCTTTCTGTAGCTTCTAGGTCTACTTTAACACCTTTCATTCTCATATCTATAAGTAAAGGAAGTATAGACGTTTCTAAATCGAATACAGACCATAAGTCTTGCCTAGATATTTCTGACTTTTGCCAGTTCCATAGTCGTAAAGTCATCGCAGCATCTTGCTCTGCATATGGACCAACATACATAGGGGGAATCTGATATAACCCTGCTTTTGCATCTACACCCCATGCTTGGGCAGCATCGTATAATAGTTCTTCGCTTTTAGTTTCTTGTAGATATGTTTTACCTAAGTTATTTAAAGAGTAACTAAATCTATTTTCATCAATCAAAGGTGCACCAATCATAGTATCTATAATACGACCTTTAACTTCAATACCTTCAGCTTTTAACCAGCCAATATCATAAGAAGCGTTATGACAAACTTTATCAGCTTTCGTTTTAGCTACATCTTTCATCCAACTCATGACAGCGTTTTCGTCTAAGTTGCCTCCAGCACGATGTCGAATAGGCAAATAACCTTGCCAACCGTCAGTAGCTACAGCTATACCAACAATCTGTCCATCTTTCCTAGCCCAACCTGCACCTTTGTTTCTAAGGTTTGGATCCCATGTTTCAAGGTCGATAGCTATTTCTTTAGCTGAAGATAAGTCTGGTAAAAACTCTGGGGGTGTCCAAGAACTATCAGGAGTAAACAACGGTTGTTGTAATGGGTTCTTTTGTTTAAACATATCTTTCTTCCCTTTCTGTTGGGAAGATTTTACCGTATTACCCATTCTTTTGTAAAGCCATTTCTGCCTCGACTAGTAGTAGATAGCGTCTAAGGTCTCTTATATCGTCTATAAGCCCCTCTGGTCTCTTATCTTCGTCTAAAGCTAAGAAGATATCGTAAGTATAGTCGTTTGCTTGGTTTTCTATACGATCCCACTTCCTAGCTAACATCATAAAAGCCCCTATGCCTCCACGCTTTTTCCAGCTATCTCCATAAGACTTTTCTGCTTCGTGTAGACCTGTTACATCTTCGTTAGCTAATTTATTTACTTTTTGAATTATCTTACTTCTAGTTGCTTGATTACTCATTTTACTTTCCTTTCTAACCACTCCATACATGCTTTTCTCCAATCTGGTGCTTGGATAGTCGAGGCTTGTAATATAGCATGGTCATAGTCTTTTTGTTTATAATAGTTCCATGCCTCAACAATAGGTATCGCTGTGTAAGCAAATGTTTTCATATTACTAAAATGATCTGGTGTTATCCACATGCCACCTAGTTCTTCATTATCTTTACTAGAACAAAACAAGTTAAAGAAATAATTTAAATCCTTATCGAAGTTTTGTTTATCTTGTATTAAGTCTAGCCAAGTCATATCTGGATCTGTTTCATAACCATGGGGAGAAATACCTTTAGAAAGTTTCTTATCTAACTCATTCCAAACATCTAAATAAACATGAGCATTATTACTAATTTGATGATAACAACCCACACTTAATCCTGACATTGTTGCTATATATTCATGAAGCATACTAAAGTGGACTGCGTTAGCACCGTAAGCACCCCAAATTAAATCATTAGATCTACAACAAACTGTCATATCTAATTTAATCTGGTTATGCTCTTCCCCTAGTTCTTTTGTTGGATAGGCTTTAAAATATATTTGAGTATTACATGGAACATCTTTACCTACATAATGAAGATCATGTACAGGATCCCACATTGATAAAACTATTCGTCTATCCCATTTATTATCTTTTAGTTTTTGTATAACACTATGAAGCTGATCATAACCAAACTGGTGTCTCCAACGATAGCCGTAAGATCCATATAAAAAGTTTCCATCGTCAGAAAACTCTCTCATTCTTTTTACGAATCGTGCCAATGGTTCTACGTCTCTTCGTCCAGCTAACATCCATAAGCCCTCTATAAAATGGAAAAAAGGATTACAATCTCTCTCAGGAATAAACATTACTCGTTCTCTTGGAAAGTTGTAAGTAGAACAAACAGGGTCTCTAAACATTAAGACATCGCCATTTCGAGTTGGTATCTTTACCGTGCTAGACGGATCTCGTAATGACAGTAAAGCTATTTGAAATACTTCTTCTACGTTATCTCCACGAAATGTAATCATCTATATAACCCCCTTGGCTTTCCTTCTCCTTTACGGACTCGTTCATACTTATCAAACTCACATAAGCTATGTTCTATTTCTCGCATCTCTAGTTTATGGGCTATAGAATAAGGTAAGTATTGGTTACGAACTGATTTTAACTCAACCATTTCAGCATTCCAATCATGTTTCTTACTTGTATAATTTAAACTACGACCATGAATACGATTTAACCCTCTCATCGCTCCTGGACCAGCATTAGCCCAACGATGTATATCAAGGGCTTTATCTAAGAAAAGAGTATAGCGAAGATCACAAACTAATTCGTAAGACATAAAATGACCTAAGTATGGGTACTCTTGAAATAGTAAGTGGGCTTTTTGTAAAGTATTTATCTCTGCAAAGTCGTTTAGAATTTTGTTATGGTTTTTTACAATATTATTTATACACCAAATAACACCGTCAACTTTATCCATACCGTCTGGAGTTTTTATTATATATCCTCCAGTAACAAACTTCTTTTGTTCTTTTATTTTTTCTCTTGCTAGTTCTGCATTCCAAAACTTATGAAGATTATGTCTTAATAAAGTTTCTCCAGTTTCAATTAAATTAAACCAACGAAAAATTACCGTAGCTAATAATACATCTTTTGTATGTTTGAGTGGATCTCTCATGTTCTCACGAAACCACACAGTTGTTTTATCGTTTTCACGAAACGGATTGGTAAATCGATATGTATCTAATATGACATCCGTTGTCCATGGGCGAGGAAGACCTGCTTCTTTTTTTAAGTAGATTTCATGTCTATCCTCAATCCATCGAAAAAATCGTCTTGTTGGCTCCATTACTTCTTCCTTAAATGCCAGTTTACATTATTAGATGTTTCAGGATAAGCCGTAGCTAAAAGAACTCTTTGCCAATGTTTATCGAACCTATTCTTTATGTCGTCTATGACGTGCTGTGGCCATCGAAGATTAGCACGGTGGTTTTTATTAAAGTTATGAGTTTGAGTAAACGTACCGTAATGACGTTCTAATATAAAATGTTTCTCTAAAAGTTCTTTTAGTTCTTCATAACCCCACTCATAAACATGGTCTTCTGGAAGTTTATCATTCGAACCGTCATGGTTAGGAGTTGATATATAAGCAATACCACCTGAACGGAGTTTTCTAGCTGATGCTTCGATCCACGGTTCGATAAACTCTCTTCCCATATGTTCAATAACTTCTGTTGTCATAAACACATCTATAGACTCATCTTCTACTGGAGGTTCAGGGTTAGTTGTTAAGTCTTGAAGAATAATCTGACCTTTACCACCTGACATAGTTTGAAACCATTTATGCTCAGTTAATGGTAAATCGTCGTCTACCCACCAATCATCGAGACAAGCTGGATCAATATCCATACCTACATAGCTGTTTACTATTTCTGCTTTTCTTGAAACAAACGCTTTATACAAATAACGAAGCGTCCAAACTTCACCACAACCTATTTCTAATATATCCACTGGTCTGCCAAGAGTCTTAGCTTTATCCATAATAAGTTGACCCATTTTACAAAACCTACTAATGTGGGCTAGTTCGTCTGGTCGCCAGTTTGCTAGTGTTCCTGCACTAGCTATATCCATTCTAGTGTTTTTAGAATTGTTTGCATTTACTGCAAGTCGTTTTCGTATAGATGCCATCGGCTTCCTCCTTTTGTTAAAATAAAAAGGGAAGTATCAAAGAAATAGAAAGGTTAAGATTTCCTCGAGTACTTCCCTAGCGACGTGAAACTAGCTATGAGGACATGATTGAGATATACCCATTGTCGACCATCTCACGAAGATAGTGTTTAAAAACTTTATGGACTGGTTGTGTTGTATCAAGACAACCTGAAAGATCATGCATTAAGTCTTTTGATATGATAGGATTGTTTTGCTTTATAACATCTAATATTACCATCATTTGTTTTGCCCCTCGTTCTGGGTGCTTTATATAAGTAATAGATGTATTATCATCGTGCTTTATTCTAGTCTTCTTTACTTTTTGAATATCAATAACTTCGCCCACGGCTCTCTCCTTTTTAATTTTTGGTGATTCATCTAATAATTTTTGTAATTCTTCTGGGTGCCAAAACCTTGTGCACCCAGACATATACTCTTGTCGATACCCCTCTGGGTGAGAAAGATCTTTATTGGACACGCCAGACTCGTATACCAAGAGTACTGTTGTTCCCAACATTATCAGGATCATCTTGTTCCCATAGCCTTTGAGTAAAGCGAACACCCTCATATTTTTTCTGGTATGTTTGCCTAGCTTGGCTCAAACGATTAGCCATACGCTTTAAGTTATCACCCTCCTCTAAAGGTAAAAAGAAAGACTGTCCTACTTTCATTTCATTTAAAGGGTATTTTCGTTCTGCAGATCTACGATCAGATCCTGGAGGCACTGGTATATCATCTTCTAATTCAATACCAAGAGAAGTAACTTGAACTTTTTTTCCTATTTTCATAAATTCATCCTTTCTAAATAAAATTTACTATATTAAGATATTATACTATAGTTTATTAAAAATAAAGTATAAACTTTTCATACCATAAAAAACTTATTGGTCATTGGCTGAACTATATGTAGCTTTTGTTTAGCCCTAGTTAAGCCTACATAAAAAACCCTTGTATCATCGTCTGGGTTTTTCTCGTAAGACTTCCAAGTTCTATGTGGTAAGTCGGTTAATAAGATTACATTATCAGCTTCTCCTCCTTTAGCTGAATGTATTGTAGATAATGTTATCCGTGGTTTTTTAGTTATCTTTTCGCCAAGACGAAGCATAGAAAGAATATAACTTCTTTCGTGTGGGGTAAGAGCAGTAAACATATCATGCCATATTTTTGGTTCAGGTAGTTCTGCTAAGTTTTGTATTTCTTTTAATGTAAGTTTACGAGAAGATTCTACTCCTTCTAATGCTTTTCTTTTCGCTTCTTTTATATACGGTAACATATTTTCAGCTTGGTCAGGAAAAATAAGATTGCCTTTCCTTAGTTCCTCCCAGTTTTTTACTGCATCTATTTTCTTTTGAGATATAGAAGGATTGTTTTTTCTTTCAAAGTATACACCTAATCCTCTACAATGGGCTTCAACCTCGTTTAATAAATAATTAGATCGAGATAATATTAACCATTGACCAGAGGATATATCAACATGTTCGAAACTTGCTTCGGTGACTACATTACCAGTCTCTTCTCTAGGACTCCAAACTTTTTGTGTTCTTGTCTTAATACGACTTATGACTTTGTTAGCTATTCTAAAAACACTTTGGGGAATACGATAGCTTTTCTCCAAAACCCTAGCACCACTGGATATGTCAATCAAGAAGTTCACATCTGCCCCTGCCCAGCGAAAGATAGCTTGATCATCATCACCAGCGATATAGACTCGCTTAGATTTTTGTGCGAGAATCTTTACTAATTGCCACTGTAAAGGACTAAGGTCTTGTGCTTCATCAACAAACATAACGTCTAGAGTTGGGGCAAGTTCTTTCCTTACACACATATCAAGCATATCTGTGAAATCATATAGCCCTCTTGCTTGTTTAAATTGGTTTAAGCCCTTAGAAAATCTTTCTAACGTATGCCAATCTATATCTTCATCGTAGTGTTCTTGCCACTCCGACCTAAGATCTTGGCACTTGAGCCTTGCTAATCCTTCGATAAATTTTAACTTATCATCTTTAGATAATAAAGAAATAGATCCTTCTTCTAGGCTTATATCTCCTGTTAAACGTAAACCCATAATATCGTTAAACTCTCTATAGCTTGAACGAGCCATGACCGAGTCTCGTGACAGACCTAGCATACGATAGCACAAAGAGTGTAGCGTTCTAAAGTTGGGTATGTCTTTTCCAGTTAAAGCAAACCGTTCCATAGTTCTATCCTTGCCCTCGTCAGATGCTTTCTTTGTAAAAGCAAAATAACCTATCTTATCAGGTGGAGTTCCTTTTTGCATCTCCATCTCTATTAGGTTAAGAATCGTTGTAGTCTTTCCAGTTCCTGGAGGTCCAAGAATAATCGACCATGTAGAAGGATCTATACTCAAAATGGATCCTCGCCCATACTAGGTAACTCAAAGCTATCTTCTTGAGAACTAAACTCAGGTATATACCAAACAGTTACACCTTTACCTTTTACATGGAAGAAGTGATCGCCCCCTCCTAATTCTCTGAGCCTTGCAGCAATATGGTTTCTACCATAATCCCTAAACTGTTGCCTACCAAAATAATCAATTAAATCTTTTAACCTAAAATAAGTTTTACTTTCTTCTGTCCAAGGCTTACCTAATAATAACTCGTCTCTTGATTGGGCTTGTGCACGCTCTGTACAAAAAGACTCTAATAGTTCTTTGAACTGTCCGTGAACGGAAACATCGTCAGGCACTTCGATAATAGATACACTATCTAATAATTGTTGGACTACCGTTCTCCAGTTGTTTTGTCGCATAGTTAACGGCATAAAGTTTAATTCATCCATACATCTTCTTTGAAATTTAGTTTGGTTTTGTAACTCGTCTGTTGTAAGTTCTATTCGATAACCCTCTACATCTAAAAACCAAATAGGAGGAGTAGAATCCTGCTTTTGTAAATTACTAAATTGTGGTAAACCTCCAGAAGAACCAACACCGTATTCACATGTTCGACAAACGGCAGCATTACAATGAGATGCGATAGGTTGGTCGTTACACTTATATTGATAATCTCTATTACTTAACGACTTAATAACAGTCAATACATCTGCAGCACCAAGTGGAGGCTTCATATATTGAAAGTTCTTTTCTTCTAACTTCTTTTCCCAATCGTCTGAAAACTTCTTTCTTAAAAACACACCGACATCAAATAACCCATTATTCCTAGTTCCTTCAGGAAAGCCCATACTACAAAGTATTTTTAAACAAGGTGGTGCACCCTCCAAATCTTTATCTGCGTTATCTGCTGATATAATCTTTAGGCTTTCTAATTGCTTCTTACTGATTACTTTGCTTTTTGCATATTTTAAAAATTCTTCTAAGTCTGTTATTGCTACCCCTTTATCATCGTGAGCATACCTAGTTGTACGTTTACCACCGAAGTAAGGCATATTTAAAGTGCTACCTCTATCACCTTTTTCTAACAAAAGTTTAGTTTGTTTGGGGAATATCTCTGCCGTTGCATAACCTAACACCGATGCAATATCTTTTAATTTATGTTGAACAATAGCACAGCTGACTGGTTCAGATAAAAACACATATACATGTGCACCCCCTGATTTAGACCGTGCCACTACAAAAGGAAGTTCATTAGTTTGTATTAACTTAGTTACTAAATCACTATGGTTTAGAGGATATTGATCTATATCAATAGCCCCCCAAGTACACGTATTGTTTTCAGTAATAGGTATAATACCTAATGAACTTTTGCCTTCTAAATGATTTTTCCAAAGTTCTTGTAACCGTAAATCGTCGATATCCTCTGATATGATACGGTATCTTCCCTTTTCTTTTCCTATGCCGTTACCCTCTTCTGAAACGAAAGAGCCATAAGCCTTTCGTAACCCTGCGAATAACTGTGCGAATTCCTTTGCTATCATAATAAAACAGGGGCAGTTTTCACTGCCCCCTTATACCTAGAATGGTACTGAGTCGTCGAGATCGGTGCTTGTTGCACCTTCTTGATCAGGTTGTTTTACTTTTACATCTCCTGATCTAATACCTTTTAAGAAGTTACTTGCTTCAATAAGAAAAGGCTTACTGTTAACAGCTTTATCTAAACCAATAGACCAACCATACCAAGAACCTTGGTCGTTCTGTTCACCTATAGTTTTTACTAGATAACGAAACATGAACATTGGGGCTTCAACTAGATCGCCTTTACTATTCTGAACTTTCCTTTGTTTCATCTGACTAATCCACTTTCTCGCTTTACTTAGCTGAGTCGATGTCATAGTAAGAACGGCTTGTTGCCACTCGGTTTCTTCTTGGTTAGTGATCATAACATAGAAATGGGCTGTCTCTTCGATATAATTACCGTTTTCTAAAACAAATTTATTCTTATCTGTCTTTGTGCACTTGCTAAGTATCTCCCTAGTATGGTCAGGGTTAACTAAACCACCCCCACTATTATCACGAGACTTCCACTCTATGTACTTCTTTTGATAATAACAAGGAACAACAATAAGTCCTTCGTCGCCATCAGTACACTCCGAAGTAACAGTATTATAAATGTGACCTTGCTCTGCCCCCTTTACATACTTACCATCGTTCTTATTAAGTTGAGGACTACCTGATTGGATAATCCTTATAAAAGGAACAGAATAATCGTCAGTAGTTGTTTCTTCTAACCCTGTACCTACATTTAATATATCGTCATCTACTACTATAATAGCTGACTCTTCTTTCTTTACAACTGCTTGTGCCATTTTTTCCTCCTATGACTTTGAAATTTTAGTTGTGAAACCACTATACAGACCAAATAAGTTAACAGGAATATCCGTTCCCTTTTCCATTTGTTCTCTAGCGAATGATTTTAAAGTGGCATGGTGAACACCCTCTTTAGTAGTATAACTTTGCCCCATACTATCTAAAGCTGACATGACTTCTACATACTTATTGTCACCTCTGCCAAACTGCGAAACAACTTCACGCTTTATGAGTTCTCCGAAACCGTTTTGCTCTAACCAAGAATGTGCTTCGTTTGCTCGGTCTTTTGAGATATGAGCCGTAACAAAAGGCTCAACCTTTACTTTAGTTCCGTCTTTTAATTCAAAACTAGATAAACCAACCTCTGCTAAAAGGTCAGGTATTTCTTGTTCTGCTATTTGTCTTATTCTAAACTTAAAGTCTTTAATAGATTCTTCGTAATCTTTTACTTCCTTTTGTTTATGAATAAGTTCGTTAGCCAACGTCGACAACCGATTTAACTCATCAGTTGTTGCCTTGACATTTAAGGTGTTTATTGCCTCACCACTGAGGATATCGTCAAGATTTTCCATCATACTCTCCAAAGTATTTTAGGTTAATATTTATGGGTAGATATAGTGCTTCTTGTCTATCCCACTTTAGCATTTTAAACTTCCCATCATTTACATGGGAAGCTATACTGCATGCTATACCAATAGCAGCAGGATCTCCCATGAGCAACAAGTAGTCGTCATCAGAGAACTCATTTAAGCCTTCTCGCAACCGTGCAACAGTTGGAGCAGAACTAAATACGATTTGTCTATTAGGAGGTAGTAGTGTTCTTATTCTGCCAAACCTCGTAGCACCTGATATATTTTTAGTGCCGAAGTCTTGGACTACATAAACTGTAGTATTTTGTTCCATTCTACTTTCTCCATTTTATTTAATTTAACTTACTATATTATTATATAAATATAAATAGGTATTTACTGGTAGTCTAATGTAATTTTAAAAAGTTTTTGCTTTTTTTATTTTTTAAAAAGCTCGTCATAATCTCATAATATCATAAGAGCATACCTAAGTCTTTGTTTTTACTGAACAAGTACTCTATGAGATTTGTTTTTACAATATGATAGATAAAGGGTCGTAAGCAACTTTTTTCATAAAGTATATATATCTCACTAGATATTATTATAGTATAGTAATTTTAGAAAGAAGAAGGAGAGAAATTTGTTTAAGTTTAAAACTAAACCGTATAAGCATCAATTAGATGCTTTAACTGTTTCCTGCGAAAAACAAGAATACGCATTGTTAATGGATATGGGAACAGGAAAATCAAAAGTATTAATAGATACCATAGCACATCTTTACGATAAGGGCGAGATTAATTCAGCTTTGATTCTTGCACCGAAAGGTGTTTACAAAAACTGGGTTGGACAAGAGATACCAAACCACTTACCTGAGCACATAGAATATAAAGTTGCTTATTGGGCTTCGCCCTTAACACAGAAGATAAAAAATCAGATAAAAAGTATTTGGGATCCAGAGTGGGATCTACATATATTTGTAATGAATATCGAAGCATTATCAGGAGGTAAGGCTTTAGAAGTAGCAAAGAAGTTTTTGTTTAGGCATAAGAATGGACTTGGTCTTGGATCGTTATTGGCTATAGACGAATCGACAGTAATAAAAAACCCTAAAGCAAAAAGAACTAAGAACGCAATAGACTTAGCAAAACAAGCAAAGTATAAAAGAATACTTACAGGTTCACCAATAACTAAATCACCTTTAGACTTATATTCTCAGTTTGCTTTCCTTGGCGAATCAATACTAGGCTTTAAATCATATTACTCTTTTTGTTCTCGCTTTGCAGATATGATTCGTAGGTCTGCAGGAACACACCAATATAATCAAATACTTGGGTTTAGAAACTTAGATGAACTTACTGATCTTATTAAACCTAATTCGTTTAGAGTTACGAAAGAACAATGTTTAGATTTACCAGAAAAAGTATATACAAGACGATCTATAGAGTTAACCCCTGAACAGAAAAAAGTATACGACGAAATGAAAAAGAATGCAGTTACTATATTAGATGATATGGAACAAGTTACTGCAAACGCTGTTATAACTCAGCTATTACGACTTCATCAAATAAGTTGTGGCTTTTTAAATACAGATAGTGGTTCTAGTGTTGAATTAAAAAACAATAGGTTAACTGAACTTCTTGGTATTTTAGAAGAAGTAAACGGAAAAGCAATTATATGGGCTAACTATAGACACGATATATTAGCTATCCAATCTGCTCTTAAAAAAGAATATGGTGATAAATCAACTGCATCATACTTTGGTGATACTCCAGGAGAAGAAAGACAAAAGATTGTCGAGTCTTTTCAAAACAACGACGATCTTAGGTTTTTTATTGGTCAACCCAAAACTGGGGGCTATGGTCTTACCCTAACTGCTGCTAATACAGTAATTTATTATAGTAATAGTTATGATCTTGAGGTAAGGTTGCAATCAGAAGACCGTGCACACAGAATCGGTCAGGAACAAAAAGTTACTTATATTGATCTTGTTTCAGAAAAAACGGTTGATGAAGTTATAGTAAAAGCATTAAGACAAAAGATAAATATAGCTACACAAGTTCTAGGAGAAGATTGGAAAAAATGGCTGATTTAATTAAAACATTTAAAGACTTGAGAAAAGAAAACGACTTGACTCAAAAGCAAGTATCGGAAGATACAGGTGTTAGTGTCATTACAGTTTATACTTGGGAAGCAAGACAAAGACAACCAACTCTTGAAAACTTCGATAAAGTATTAAATAAAATGGGATATGAATTAAGTATAAAACCATTGGAGGCAGTTTAATGAATATTGATAGACTAAGAGTAGAAATAGAAAAAGACGAGGGTTGTAAGTACGAGGTATATTTAGATCACCTTGGGCTACCTACTTTTGGTATTGGACATCTTGTAACAGAGTGGGATGACGAATATGGAAAACCTGTTGGTACTGAAGTTTCCGAAGATAGAGTCAATAATTGTTTTCAAACAGATGTTTTTGGTACAATAGAAGAGTGTAAAAAACTATATGATAACTTTGATCAAATACCAGAGGAAGCACAGTTGATCTTATGTAACATGATGTTTAATATGGGCAGACCTCGTCTTTCTAAATTTAAGAATATGAATAAAGCTATTGCTGAGGAAGACTGGTTTGAAGCAGCAGTTCAAATGGAAGATAGCCGTTGGCATAAACAAGTAACTAATCGTGCTAATCGACTCATAAAAAGAATGGAAGACTTAGGTATTAAGGAACAAGTTGCTACTTAGTCAACCCTTTTTGTTTCTCATATGTCCTAAGACCACCAAGTCCTAACATTCCCATTAAGACTGTCATAAGGCTACCCATATCAAATGTTGGCAGTTCAGGTATGACTACTCCTAAATAGGCACAAAGGAACATGGTTACTGGTGCAAGAACAAAATGCCAACATAAAGCTACTCCACAAGTCCAACCGATAAATGGTCGCCATCCAGCCACAAATATCGATTTATGCGTAGCTTCTGCTTTGTTTATCTCTAGCTGACCTTTTGCTAACTCTTGAGCATGGTTTTCAGCCATAGTTGCCACTTCATGTGCCAACTTGTTCTTCATATCTTTATCTTCTATAAACTTACCAAGAAGATTACTTACTGGTCCTATTAACGCTGTTAACATTATTGTCTCCTTTATGTTCGTGACCCATCCATATACCAAACACACCTGTCATTACACCCATAACGACAGATACAAATGCAGATTGACTAGCAGTTGGATCTTCTAAACCCATAAACCATTCTGCACAACGCCAAGACATTACTGTACTAGCAAGCATCATTAATCTTGGTAGTATTTTCCATCTTAAAAAAGTATCTACATTCATTGTATTAAAATCTCATTTAGACCAAAGCCCTCTAACAGAACTAAAGTAAAAAATAATAACAAGATTCCTCCAGCTATTAGCTTACCACTGAAGTTAGTAGAGCCAATCTTAATAGCAACAAACTCATTACCTAGTATTCTTAGAGATAACTCAAAACTATTTTGACCTATATCTAAATTTACTATTTTCTTTTTATCTTCTGTCATGTACTTTTCTTTTTTAGTTTATTTTGTACAGACTTACTAAGCTCTTTTAAATGAAATAATTTTACACTTTTAGAAGTATGCGTATTACCACTATGTAAAGTACCGTCTTTCATTTTATGAGACTTCCCCTTATAAACAGTTCCGTCTTTTTTATAATGTGTTTTCATTAGTATATCCTCACTCTCTTTGGATCTATTTTTGGTATAAGTTTACAAATACAATCATATACTTGCTCTTCATCGTTTTTCATATAAGTTTGGTTACTTAGCTTTTTATCGAAACTTAAACAATCATTTACGTTCCTAAAATATATTGCTCCTTCTGCAACAAACCCATTTAATGTACAGTATAGCATAAATGCTGTCATTTCGCAATACTCCGTAAACTTTCCATGACTTGATCGATGTTTGGCTCTTTTCCATTCGGATTTAGTTTACATTTATATTTTCGAGGACAGCCAATATGAATATCTGTAAATTCTAATTCATATGTTTTTTGAGCACCAACATAAACACAAGCCATTTTATCTTTAAAAACTTTTTGTAGTTTAAGTCGACAAGTTGTCATAACAGGTTCAATTATTTCACCTCTTTGTATCTTTTGTTGTCTTGTATAGTCTTTAGGTGCATTGTAAAGTTTACCTTTTGCAAACGCTTTTATTGATAAAACGATAGATATTATAAGCACTGCTAAGACACAAAATATAATACCCATGGTTTGTAAAGTATCTATAATTTCTTTTTGTTGTTGTCGCTTTTCTACTTTTCGTAAACGTACAGCTTCTTTTGCTTCATTGATTCGACTTGCACGTTCTGCTAAAATCTGATCCCATGCTGTAGGTCCAAATCTCATATTAATAATTGTTTTAAGTTCTTGACGCTTTTCTTCTAATAGTTTTCTATCAATAAAATCTGTGGCTGTAGATTCAATACCAAACTGTTCTTTTATACCTACAGTACCAGACTTTTTATTCATTTGAGCTTCGCCCTCAAAGAACCCATCTATCTGCTTTGCTATGCCAGAAATATCCTGCACGGTGGAAATATTTGATTTTATGAAGTCTACAGATTTCTGTACTAGGGCGATGCCAGTGAGGATTTCAGCAACAACCATAGCTACCTACTTTTGTAATGAATCTAGTATAGCTTTCGCAGAACTTGGCTTGGGTACATTTATATCATCCAGATTACCAGTTCTTGAGGTTGCACTAAACTCTCCATCGTTACCTATAAAAATTCTTCCTAAAACTTTTACAGCTTCAGAATGTGCAGGACTCATTTTTGATGCTTGAGCCATTGCTCTTAGCTTAACAGGATCTATTAAGGCTTGAACTAAAGCGTCTTCTCTAGCTTTTCCTCTTATCTTATTTACGAAAGTTAAAACCCTTCCAGGACGTGTAAATACGCCAACAAAACTTCTTGCAGCAGTTAACAAAACATTATTTTCTTCTTTTGCGACTCTTGCACTTACATTTGTTAAAGCAGGTTTCATTGCAGTCAAAACTTTATTTAAATTTTGAACATATTCTGGACTAAATAATAAACCTAACTTATCCTTATTGTTTCGTATATAACTACTCATAAGATCTGTATCGGGAACCATTACACCGTTTATGTTCTGTACTAAACCTGCATTTTCATCAGTCATTTCTTTAAATACTCTTGCTTGAAATATTTTCTTTAACTGTGGCTCTCTATTTAAAATAGGAATAACTTTTTGAAAACGAGTTATATTTTCTGGTTGCCAAACTAAACTAAATAGTTTTTCTGGTTCTCTAAGTAACGCACCACCTAGTTCTAATGTCTCATCTAATTCTGATAAAGAAGCAGTTCGTTTTGCATTTATCTGAGTAATAATTTCTCCAAAGTCTGATGCGTTATTTAACTTTGCAAGAGCTTCTGGTGAAAGATATTCTTTCATAACCGTTCCATACTTTTCTACAAAAGCATTATGAGCAGTAGTATCTATTTTAGTAATTACACCATCACTATTTCTTTTTACAACATTTTTTAACCAATGTTCACGAATAGAATCACCAACTTGAACGAGAAGATCTCCGTTTTTAGGATCCTTTTTTAACAAGTCAGCTACTTCTAAAACAGCTGTCCTACCAGTTTTATCTGGAGTCATTACTAAGTTAAATGCTGCTTCAGGATTTTTAGCCGTTCTTAATTTAGCTACAGCAGAAAGTTGACTGTTACGAAACTTTTTTGAGAATTCTGCAAAGCCCTCGTCTAATAATTTTAATTCCTCGGCTAATCCTTTAGGTGCGTTTGCTCTCGAAAGAACACGAGTTCTTGCTGTCTCTAATGCTTTTACCATTGAACTTATTGTTTCAGGATAAGGAGCATCCTCTCCTTTTAACGATTTCAAATAAGCCTTACGCTCTAATCTTCTCAGGTCTCGTAAGTTTTCATTTAAGGTTCTTAATGAAATATTCTTTACACCAATCGCTCCACCTTTTTCTGAAATAACAAAAGCATCATATACTTTGTTTACAACTTTTAATTCTTCTGCACTTAAAAAAGGTCTATCAGAAAAAGTCTTCTTTAAACTTGCTGCAATATTTGCTGCTTCTGTGGGCTTTATACCACCTTTACCAATAACAACACTATCAATATTTATACCAGTTTTTTCTGACCACTTTTTATAAATTGCTTCGTATGATGCACTAAATTTTTGGTTTGCTGATTCATAAGCACTACCCACTGCTTCTTTTACAGAAGCACCTACTTGCGAAGAATTTGCTATTGAAACAGGAAGATTAGCAGCATCATCTATTATAGAATTTATTTCTTTTAATTCATTTTTATAAAAGTTCTCAACAGCCGATTTACTCAACTCTACCGTTTCTGTTAAACCTGTTCTAACACCTTGACCTACCTTTTGTAATGCAAGCTCACTAGTGTCTATTGTTTCTACATTAGGGGGCATACCGTCTGTGACATTTCCTTTTATCGCTTTATCTACTTCACCACTTGCTAATATTTGTTTTTCTAAACTAGGTGTTGCAACAGCAGAGCCAACAGACGAACTTGAAGATTTAGCTAAAAGTTCTTCTTCCCTTGCTAATTCTCTAGCTATTTGTATTCTATTAGCTTTTTCTGCAGCAGAAATTCCTGGTTCATCAATACTTGCTATCATTACTTGAGCAGAGGAGGGCTGAACCTTTGCGTCGGCACTTGCTTTTGCAGCAGGTGTTTTTACCCAACTATCATAGGCTTTTATAAAAGATTCTTCATCCATGTCAAAACGAAGTTTAGGTGATACTATCCCTAGCTTTGATAAAATAGGTCTTCCAAATTTATATAATAATTGTCCACCTGCACCACCTAAAGCACTCCATTTCGCAGTATCAAGTGCCTGTCTTAAAATATCATCGTTTGTTACCTCAGGAGATAATATTCCTGTTTCTCGTGCTAATTTTAATCTAGCTAGTTCTGTTGCAAAAGCAGCAGCACTTGCAGCAGCAATATTAGCTACACCACTTTGACCAACTCCTGGAATAAGTGTTGTACCAAGAGCTGCTGAAATTTCAGCAATAATAGTTGGTATGTCTCCTGTTAGATCAGCAAGGTCTCCAGTAAACAAATCTGCAGCACCTAATGGATCAAGAACATTATACTTACCTTTAAATTCTGGACGAGGATCTAAAAATTCTAATCGTTTACTTTGTGGACCAATTCTTAATCCAAAATCGTAATTATCGTCTATAAGTCCTTCTTCTTTAAAATATTTTTTTAAATTAAAAAGAATATTCTTTTTATTTACTTCTGGATTCGTAACACCACTTGCACTAATTTTTGCTCTTAAACCAATAGGAATCCCCTCGTTTAACACACCTGCAAGATTCATATCTATTTGTTCTTGCGAAGGGTCAAACGCTGTCATAGAAAGATCATTTTCTAACTGAGTGTTATCAAAAGACGATGTCATAAGTCTGTTTTGAATTGCATCGAGTGCTGCAGTAGGTAAGGGTGCTGTTTTATTTGTAGCATTACTTGCAGCTTGTAACCTTGCTTTTTCAGCTTCGTCAAAAATTTGGTCTAATATACTCATTGTTTAAGAGCTTCCCGTATTAGTTTAGACTCTTCACTGCTCAAGCCTAATAAAATTTTGTTTATTTGTTCTTTTGCTGCGTCAGCCACGCTTTTATTTGAATTATTTAATAAAATACTTATTCCTGATATTTTATTCTTTAAATCAGTAAGTTCGGGAGATAGTGTTGATGTCTTTCCTCCTCCTCCTTCTGGCTTTGGATCTATATTAGGATCGTTACCCATAGCTTTTTGGTATTTGTTAAATTTCATATAAGATAAACCATTTAAAGCAAAATTTGTTTTTCCTACATACATTCTCTCATATAAAGTTGTGTCAGGTGATAATTCTTTTATCAGTTTAATAGGATTGTATCGAAACTGGTCAAGGTCAGTGTTTCCGTTTTTCTCTTCCATCTTTCTTGTTTTAGAAAAAAATTGATTCATCCTTACACCAAGAGCATTACTAGATAAATTTATAGCATTACTAACACCGTTAATAACTTTATCTTTATTTACGAACCAATCACCATCAGCAATATTACCACCACCTATTGTTTGTAATGCTGCAGCAACATCTTTATCTGTTAGTTTTCCAGTTTCTCTACTAGACGCTAATGCAAAAGCATAATCCATAATAGCAGACATTAAATTTTGATTATTTCCTGCTGCTTCTTTAAATCGTTTAAATATATTAGATGTCTTTCCTGAGTTACCAGAAATTAAGGCATCAATATTACCACCGTCATATTTCGCTTCTTGTTCTGGACTCATAACAAAACCGAAGTTTCCTATTTGTAGCTTCGCTCCTTCAATTAAAGTTCCTAATGCTTGAAAAGCACCTACAGACTCATCACCAATTTCTTTTGCAAGATTTTGAAGTATAGAGTCACCTATGTAAGCAGCACGAACAAACCCAACTTGACTTTTTTCTATTTCGTTTATAATGGACTTATTCTTCACTTCATCGATTCCTCCTGCTCCTGGTGGACCACTGTAAAAAGAACCGTCTGGACCCATGTAAACAATATTACCTTTTGTTTCTTGTGTTAACTTTTTTATGCGAGCCTTAACTTGTTCTATTTCTCTATTTATTACTTCTAATGGTCTTCCAGCAGCACCAAACGAGACACTCTTTTGTTCTTGTTCTAAAGAGGCTAAATCGTTTTGTTCTTTTTTTAGTGCCGTTCTATTATCAGGCTGGGTTGTAGCTTTAGCAATTTTTGCTTCTATTTGTTTAATTTTTGATGCATTCTTTCCTGGGTCTTTTTTTAACTCTTCAAGACTAGTTTGAAGTTTTAATATTTCTGGTCTGGTGTCTGTAGGAGTTATTTCTTTAGTTATTTTAGCTTTTATACTTTGTAACTCTGCTTGTAGTAGTCCTCTTTTTCTTGGGTTTTTTTCAGCAAAGACAGCTTTATTTAATTCTTTTTCTGCTTCTAATAAAGCAAGAAACCCAGATTTTGAAGGATTTAAATTACTAAAACTTACACTAACTTGAGAAATATTATCTTGTATTGAACCTGTTTTCGTTTTATCCGTAAAACCTTTTATCGTATAAGATTTTGCAGGATCATAAACTATATCTCTAAACTGATCTGGAAATTTTTGTTTAAAAAAATCAAACTGAACTTTATCATTTATCTTTACATCGGCTTTTACAAAATTACTTGCGTTTGTTTCATTCGTTTCTATACCACTATCTTTAGCTAAAGCAAAAATAGCTTGTGGTATTTTATCTATACTTACACCGTCAAATATACTTCTGTTCTTAGCTATAGCTTGAAACAAGTCACCTCTTACTTCTTTTGGAAATAAATTTGCTGTAGATGTAATTGCACTTTCTATTGCTTTTTGTTCTTCTTGATTAAATTTCTTATCTTTATATAAAAGGTCTGTTAAGTTTTTGCCTAACTTAGCTGTGTTTTCGCTTTGCTTTTGTTTAAACTTTTCATAGTTTGCTAAAAGAGCAGTTTGAGATTTTTTATCCTCTTTATAAACACCGAAGGCTAATTGCATCATAGCTGAATCTTTTGCCTTAGTTTTTGCTTTCGATACTTTTGCTGCTTTTCCTCCCTCGCCTAAAGCAAGTCCAAGAGTTTGTAATCCTGTTTTATTTGGATCGGCACTTAATAAAGATTCTCCTATAGCAAGTGCAGCATCAGCCCACGCAGGAGTTTCTTTTTCAGGGTCAGTTCCAAAAAAGTCTTTTACCATTTTCTTTGCTTTTGCTGGATCAGGCTCAGCTTTTGCAATCAAACCTTTATATAATTTATCAACTTCTTTTCCACCTGTTGATAATTTATTTAATGCACCTAATATTTTTGTTATTTCCCCACCACCATCGTAAAAAGATTTTGCTTTTTCTGTTACCTTTTCAGGGTTATCTGTAGCTAAACTATTAATATCTTTATTATCCAACTCATTAAAGTTTACATTCATTCCTTCTGGAGCAAAAACACTTTTACCTACTTTTTTTAAATCAGCATTATCAACTTGATTAAAACTACTTTTTAAATCTATCTGTGGTTCTTGTTGTACATTTGCAAAAGGAACTAGCCTTTGATCACTAAGCCCACTAGTATTAGCCCCTCCAGTGCCTTGGTCTAAAAACTTTGAACGACCTGCTGTTTTAAACTGAGAGTTATTTAACAACATCTCAAAGGGGTTCATTACCATTACTTACTACCCCCTAAACTAGCAAAGTTAAAATTACCAAGTCCTGATGAATCATTACCAAAAGGTCTATAACCTAACTGTCCTGCTAATCCTAATCCTGTTGCAGCAACACCACCTATCTGAGAAAGTAACGACGGAGTTGGAGCAGTAACAGAAGTTGTAGTTTGCTGAGAAGACGGAACACCCCTTAATATATCACTAAAGAACCCTAATCTTTGGTAAGGCTCATAGGCTTGTTGTAACTCTGTTTGTCTTTGTGCATCAAGTAACGCTTGAGCTTGACCTTGTTGTAAAGACCCAATACCTAATAAATTAGCTACATCTTGTTGTTGAAGTTGTTGTTTTAATCCACCTAACCCTGCTTGCTGTCCAGCTAACTGTCCTAATAAACTTCTTTCTCGTATTTGTGCGTCAGCTAAATTTCTAGATTGTTGTAAAGCAGACTCAAATCCTGCTGCTCTTAGTTGACCTGCAGACTTAGCTTGCTGGTCTAGTACGTCTCTTTGTAATCCTCCAGCAGCAATAGCTGACCTCGATCCTCCGAATGCTCCTTGACCCACGCCCTGTCCAGCCAATCTATTTTGTGCAATTTGACCTTGTCTACCAATATCAGATAAAGTTGTATCTACTACTTGTTGAGTATAAGGATTAAAAAATTTAGCTATTCCTTCTGCACTATATGTTTCATCTACAGAAGGTCTACCTATTGCATCGGTAATCGTATCACCTGCAGAAGAGATAAAAGGTTCAAAAGCCCCTATACCTTCTCTAGTTTTTTCTATGGCTGATTTTTGATCTGGGGTAAAACCTGCTATATTTATATCAGGTATATTTACAGGATCTTGTGATTTTTGATAACTTGATTCTAATAACTTACGAGCATAGTCTTCTAAAAAAGGGGCTTGCCTTGTAATGGTGGTTTGTTCTGTAGTTGCCATTATGCTCTCCTCGCATTTTGATCAGCTTTTTGTTCAAAAGCCCTCATAATCCCTGCCATAACTTTTGCTCCTTGGTCAGGGTTGTTATTACCTGTTGGATCTGCCCCAGCTACGGCTTTTCCTGTTTGTACAAACTCTGTATTAGATAACCTTGTAGGAATGGAATCACTAGTTGGTGATCCTGGACCAGTAATATACCCACCATTGGCAGCATTTAAAAACATTCGTCTGTTAAGAACATTATTTAGTAATGCCTCATAATCAACATTAGCTAGAAATTCTTGAGGATCTCTTGGTGCACCCTGTTTTTCCTGTGCAAATAAAGCAGATTCAGGAGGAGGGGTTAACTCTGCAGGTAATGGAGGGTTTTCTCCTCTTGCTAATGCAGCATAATAATCATCTACAATACTGTTTTTATTAGAAGCCTCTATTTCAGGTACTTCTGCAAGTTTCATAAGTTCTTTCCCTACTGTAGGGGTTAGTCCTGCTGTAACAACTTGAGGTATAGTTGCTCCTGCACCAGAAAGTAAACTCGATCCTGCTGCAGCTGGACCTGTAACAGCATATTTTGCTCCAGATCCAATAGTAGAACCTATTGTAGGTACAGTTCCTCCACTAAACCCTGCTACTGCTTTATCGAGTTGTGGAGCCACATATTTTCCACCCACATAAGAAAGACCAGCATTTACAAGAGATTGTTCTACACTTTGTCCTGCAGCAAGACTTCCTAAACCAGAACCAATAGCACCACCAATTCCTGGAAGTAGTATATTACCAACGATAGCACCAATAGTTGGAAGGAACTTTTTTAAAGACTTAAAGAAAAACTCTGGCTGTCCAGTTATAGGGTTTCTAGAATTTAAAGCATCACCAACAATATAACTCTCTGGCTGTTCTATACCAACTGCACGCATTTGTTTAAAAATGTCTTCTTTTAATTTTGGATTACTAGCCAAAACTTCTTTAGGAATAACTGTTTCGCCCTCTGCAGCATGAACAATATAAGTATCTTCATACCTACCTAAACTTGCTAAACCTTTAGCTTGGTTTTCATACGGAGCAATCATGTTGATACCATAACTTATAATAATTCATTTTACAATCCTTTTATCTATATACTCACTATCGCACTTGTTGTAATTCTTGTTTTTGATAATTCTTGAATACTAGCTAAGACATGTAATCTATCTGCATGACCAGCTTGTACCTGTAAAACTTCTCCACTTTTTAAAATTATATCTTTCGTTAAAAGCTCTACTGTTGTTTTAGCAGCGATGGCTGAATCCTTAAATAAACTAAAAGTATGAGCAGTTACTGCTCCTGCTGAATTAAGTCCATTTCCAACGACAGTTACTGTAATAGTAGAGGCGTTAGATGTATCGTCATTAGATACTAAAATAGAACTAACTACAACGGCATTAAAATCGGCATCACTAGGAACTGTAAATAGGGTCTCAAGATCAGTTGCTGTTAAATCTATTTTTGCATTTGTAATACCTTGAATATACTGTGGAATACTGTTTATTAACATCAGCGTCTACCATCCTCTCGTATATCAATTCTTGGTGTTCCTAATTTATATTTCGTTCCTAATGATGTAGATTCTATTCTTAATGCAAAAGACCTACCTCGTAAACGATAATTTAATTTTTCTGTAAACTGTTCTACAGGACTTGTTGCAGTTCTTGTCGTTGTACTTGAAGTAGACTCATGAAAATCAGCCCCAGGATTATTTCTTACTTTCATTGTAAAGGCTACATCTGGGTTTACACTTGTAGAACCGTTAAATGTAACATCAGGAATAACTTGTTTTAAAAACACAAACTTATCACCATCCCCTATATCAATCGCTGAAGATTCAATAAACGATGTCATAGCAGCACCGTCATCATCAAACCCTGTTTCATGGTTATAGAGAAATTGACCACCTGTTGCTTGTGGTAATGTTCTTATACCTCTATCGAGCCATGCCTGTCTTACAAGTGTTCCAAAATACCAAACTTTTTCTGTATAGTTATAACAAACATACTTATCTATTTCTCTACCAGCAGAAGAAGGATAAAACCATAATATTTCACTAAATTCAGAATTTAAACCTACATGAACTTTATCTCGTTCTTCTAAGTTAAAATCTAAAAACACTTTATCTTTTACAGTACAGGGTAATTGTGCTGTTTGACCTCCAGCAAAAATATAAAATGTATCTACACCCATCCAAAAAACTGCATCTTCAACAGCTATAGCAGAAAAAGGACTCATAATTGTAATATTTTTAGAAAGTTCTTGTAAACCAAAAGTAAACGGTGGACCAATAAACTTCATAGCGTGTAATGTTTTATTAGTAAAAACAAGTATCTGTTGCTTTGTTTCTACAGCTTGCATAAAAGTAGATCCTCCACCTAACCTTAAATCGCCTGCAGTATTTGTAGCAGTTGGGAAAAAATCTACTGGATTTTCTTGCGAAGAAAAGCGTATTAATAATGGATCTTGAACACCATCTCCTCGTTGAGTTGTAGGAGTAGCCCCTAGACCATCGCATCCAAATACGATAACGTGTCTATCTTGGTCAGAAACAAGAATTTGTTTAGCTATTTGAGGAACACTAGTTTCATTATTAAATGTACTTGTATCACTTAATTCTTTTGCTCTATTACCTAAACCGTTTGTTTTATCCCAATAATATATTCCACCGTCTCTTGCGTTCATTATTAAGTCTTCACCAAAATTATCATGCGACCATAATCTAATTTGTGCTCCAGGAATTGTCACACTTGCTGCATTACCCCAACCAACGAAGTCATTACTAGTGCTTGTATTACCAAAAGCTAATCGTACTAAAGTTCCATTTACATGGGTTGTTGCTGCTGAAAAAGAATTTGCGTTTTGAGTAGAGCTTGCCGTTCCTGCCGTTGGTGTTGAATTAGCATGAAGTCCTGTATGTCCACGAGCCACTGTTAAGTCGTTTGTAGACACACCTGATACAAATAATAACTCTTTTTCTATTAATATAGTATCACCAACTGATATTCCAGTTCCACTAGCAACAGTTAAGGTTGTATCTGAATTAGAAAAGGTTCCTCCTTCATTTATTGTTGTAGCCAAAGTTCCACTTGTTGTACCACTCCATTGACCAGCACCCCAACCTGTACCACCAACAGTATTATCTAAACCTACATTTATTTGAAAGTTTAACGTAACACTTCCTGAACTTTTAAAATTATCATCTGTAACGACAGAAGAAGCATTAGCCCCAACATCGATTTTAAATACATTTGAACTAATAATTTCTGTTATTTGATGTTCTTTATTCATAGTGTCTGCACTAATACCAGCAGTAGTTTCTGCATTAGATATTGTAACAAAATCATTAAGATTTGCACCATGAGCCGTAGAGTCTACTAATACTTGAGATTCTGTACCAGTAGTAGTATTCGTTGTAAAAGTTACTCCACTTGTAACTTCAGTTCTTAATGGTGTAATATCAGTAAATGTTTGTCCTTCTTCTATATAGTATTTTAAGTGTGTTCCAATACCCATAAAATCAGAACCATCAAGAGCCACCCAATTATGTAATCGTCTTGCACTTCCAAGATAAGTATTAGAACTGTATTTTTCCCAACCACCAAACTTTTCTGGAAAACCAAACCTAAACCTTACTTTATCACCATCAACAAATCCACCTTCGTTGCTATATGATGTAAGGTCTGAAACAACTCCAGGTTTGAATTTTATTGCTTTCATAGGCATTACGCTGTACTCCCAGTTAAAGAACCACTACCACTTGATGTAACATTACTAAAACCTTGTATTGACTTACCAGCACTTCCTGCACTTCCTGCACTTGCACCGTTACTTGGAGCAGAAGATGGGTAACTTATTGTTGTTCCAGATCCGTCTGCACCATTACTTCCAGCAGAGCCATCTGCACCAAAAGCCCCACCTGCACCTCCATCACCACCATTACCTGCATTAGTGCCACCAGATCCACCACTACCTGCTGAACCAGCAGCTTGATCATAACCTTGACCTACACCACCTGCTCCAGCCGATCCACCAGAAGTTGGCTCATTAACCGATAAAGATAAACTAGTACTCATATCATTATAGAAAAAAGCCGACCCTGAACCTGAACCAACAGTATAATTGCAAAAATAATATGTTGTACTTGCAGCTAAAGGTGCTTTTACTCCACTCCATGATAAACCACTACCATATAAATCTCCACCTTGACCTTGACTAGCTGTATTTTCTGCTGTGCTTATATCTACTCTTGGTTGACCACGATGACCTGTTTGACCATCTTCTGGAAAAGGATCACTAATAGACCCAGATAAAGTATATTCAGCAGATTTATTAACTTGAAACGAGTACCACATTGGACCTCTGGCAGATATATTAGAAATTACTGTACTACCTGATGTATTTAAACCCCATTGACCAGAACCAATACCAGACCATGATCTTGGACCAAATTGAGTGTTTACACTATATGGAACGAAAGTAGGCTTGTTTCCAGTTTTGTCTGTTACGCTAGAGATTGTAGCCGTGGAACCAGCACTTCCTGCACCCCCTGCTCCCCCAGCACCTCCTCCTCCACCACCAGATTTGATTGTGCTATTATTAACTAAAGTTACGGCAACACTTCCAGCCACTTCAAGTGCATTACCACCATTACCACCATTTGCTGTACCTCCAGCACCTTCAATACTTCCGTTATTTGTAATAGTTATAGAACCAACACCATTACTTTCTATAGTCAAAGCTGCATTAGATGGGTTAGTTGAACCAACAGTTTGAGAGGCATTTATTACAAACTGTTTTGGATAGTCTACTTCGTAATCATCCCCAAAAATATTGTCTGCACTTTGATTAGTAGCTGAAGAAGTATACGTCTTCCTAAAAGCTCTTTCTTTACTATAAAAATCATTAAAAGAAATAGTACCAGAAGTAGGCACACCAGCAGACATGTTTGTAGAAGAATTATTACCAGCATTAGCACGAACCAATGAACCACCAAGATAAAATTCTGTTAAAGTTCGACTTGGTAAGTTCGATCCTGGAGTATACTGTTCTTCAATATCTTGAAATGAGATAGCCCCAGATGCTTGCAGTGCTGCCATTATAAACTTGTTCCAAATGCTGTTATATTATTAGCTGATGTTACTGCACCATTAGATCCTAATTTAAATACAGTTGTGCCATTATATTTAAATAATAATTCATTATCACCAGTATCTAAGGATATCGCCCATTTACTTGATCCAAATAAAATTGCTTGACCATTAGTATCTAAATCCCCACCAAGTTGAGGAGTTGTATCACCTAATAAATCTGTTGGTATTGAACTAACATTAGAATTTGAACCTGTTCCATCTGCGAAGACTATAGCTGATGTTCCTGATGCTATTGATACAGTTGTTCCACTACCATCAGAAGCATCTGCATCTGCTGGACCTTGTCGAACTTTTGCTATTGCGTTTGTACTATTTTTTATAAAGAACCATTTTTGTTGATCATTAGGATCTAAATGCAAATTAAATTGTGATCCTGGAGATCCAGTTAAAAGTAATATTTTATACTGCCCATCAGATAAAGAACCATCGCTTGTAGTAACAAGTTTATTTCCAGTTATAGTTAAACTAACAACTCCATTTAAAGCCCTGTCGATTATTTCTAAATTGTTATTGGTGGTATTTCCCCAAGTACCAGATTGTTCACCAGCACCTATTTTTTCTATTCCTGTGTTTGATGTATATGTACTTGCCATGTTTACCTCACTGTATTTCTGTCCAAGTTTCTGTACCAGATGGTGTTATCGTTGTCCAAGTTTCTGTACCAGACGGTGTTATAGTAGTATACGTTTCTGTAGTTGCGTTTGTCACTACTTCTTCAAACAGTATATCTCCTGATGTTGTTTTTGTAAAACTTATTTGCTGAGAAGAAGTTCCAGTAGTAGTAAAATTACCTTGAGCAGTTTGTATAAAGTTAGTATCTAAACTTGCAGTTGCGAGGTTTACTGACTTTATATTTTCTGCTGTAACAGTAAATATAGACGACATATCTATAACTCCTGAAGCCTTAGTATTTACTTCTGTGGTTTGAGTAAAGATACTACTCATACTAGATACACCAACTAATGTACCTACACCTACGCTAAGAGCAGAACTTATTGCACTCATTTCTGCTGTGCCTATTTGTATTGAACCACCTGCATCAGCAATCGAAGCTTCGGCAATGGATGAGTGACCTAACATCAATCAGCATCCTCTATTGTGTTGCCTTTAGCCACCCATTCTTGGATTTCTCTATAATATCTGTGGTCTGTGTTTATAGGAACACAAATCTCTTTATTGTCATGCCTATATAACATAAGATAATTTTCATCATCTGCATTTGTTTTTGGATTATGTATTTTTTTTACTGTTTTTATAGACATAATTACTCCCTATAATTCTGCATCAAAGGCTATAAAAGCATTAGCATCACTACATATCATAGTAGAAACCTGACCAACTGCACCAGATGAGTAACCTGTAGAACCTACAGTAAATCTTACACAAGCAGCCATGTCACCTCCAGAACTATCTAATGCAAGAGCAGAACAAGCTACTTCAGCAGATGCAGACGTAACATTAATGGTGCTAACACCTGAATGTTCTAATGCGTGTGCACCTCTTTGTTTTACACCTCCAAAAGGAATAGTAATATCTCCTCTAGTTGTAGAGAAATAGTTACCTGCTGCAAATCTTCCTTTAGCTGGACCTTTAACTTGATAATAATACCTCTGACACAACATTAGCTCTTCCGTAAATGATCTATGCTCAAATGGTGTGGCTTGTGAGCCAACTTCTAGTTGGACTCCAGTTATTTGCCATGTTGCATTATCAGTTGTAGCAACTGCATTTGCATTATGCCCTACTGCGTGTTTAGCAGTAGCAAAAGTTTCCCAACCACTATTTGACCCTGATGTAAAGTTACTTCCAGCCATTAAAAACCAGTTTAATTGCATACCTACACCAGTATCATCATTAATAACATCTGAAGTATTACCTATAAATGTTAAAGTTTTACGTTCCCAAGTGTTAGCAGAATTA